AATCGTCCTGGTGCGCAAGGGTTAGAGTTCAAGTGGATGTTCCGTGAAATATAATGTTTGTTCTATTAAATTCGTAGAGGGCAGTGCGTTGTGAAGCGTGCTGTTCCTCGTCCTTTAATCTCTTTTATAAATCAACTATCTTTGCTTTATGATTACAGAAAGCCTTATACGAAAGAAATTCGTTCATAACACAATGACAGATGCAGTTAATCGTCTCTATGCAGCATGGAGACCAGCCGTTTCAGTCTTTCAGGTACGTTCAGGCGAACTTCAACGCTTTGCTCAAAGCGGAGCTTCTTCAAAGCAAATCTCTGATGGTTCGTATGAATTACGTTTGTTTATACCTTTACACCTTCGTTTTCTTGATATTCAATATCGAAAACCTAAAGAGAAAAGAGCACAAGGACAGTCTAATCTCTATAATAAACTTGTCTGGCCTATCCTTTATAAGCACGTGTTCCCAGAACTACGCTATGGGCTTACCGACGAGGTTCGCAACTCTCTACATAATCAATTGTCCCATGCAATAGAAAGTAAATAATCAGACTATCACTTGTGTGTTTTAAGGATATTGCCTATCTTTGTCGCAGAAGCTAAAAACAAAAACTATGTGGATATTTCTCGAAATAATCATAACGCTAATAACAATGCCCTTCTTTATAAAGGCTGACGATTGGTGCTGGAGAGCTTGCCTTATTTACATTGGTTGCTGCATACTCTTTACACCCCTCGTAGGAATCCCCGTTTTTCTCTTTGCTTTCAGCAGATAGACAAACTTTTTTGTCCTTTCCTGCTTTATTGTCTGTTATTACCTTTGTTTACAAAAGGTAATAACAGACAATTTTATTTATGGCAAAACATTTATCAGAAGACGAAGTTACACTCGTTGTAAATGCTAAGGCAGACAAGGCGCAGCAGAATATTCGTAAGTTCTCTAAGGAAATTGATAACCTTGGAGAGCGCAATAAGTCACTCCAACGTCAAATGGAATCTCTCGAACTTGCAGGGAAAAAGAATACTAATTCGTGGAAACAACGACGTGAAGAGTATGGCAAGAATGCAGCACAGATCCGTAACCTCAAACAACAGATTGCTGCCGAGACGAAAGCACTTGACCTTAATGCTCTCACTATGGCACAACTACGCCAACAAGCACGTAGTCTTCAACGACAGCTTGACAACACGTCTAAAACTATTAATCCAGAAGATTGGAAAAAGCTCTCCAGCCGACTCTCTGATGTTAGGAATCGTATGGGCGAGCTTTCCAATGCCTCAAAAAGTCTTGTTGAAAAATACTCTAACCCACAAACTATGTCTTTCTTCCGTGGTGAATTATTTGTCCGTTTTGCAGAACTGGCAGGGAAAGCTCTCCAAAAGATAAAGGAGTTTGCTGCTGAAGGCATCAGTATGGCTGAATCTGCTGATGGTGTTATTCACGCCTTCCGCAGACTTGACCAACCAGGACTGCTTGACAATCTTCGAAAAGCGACGAAGGGAACTGTCAGTGATATAGAACTCATGAAAGCAGCTGTGAAAGCTAAAGACTTTCACATCCCTCTCAAAGACCTTGGTAAATACCTGTCTTTCGCACAGCTTAAAGCGCAACAGACGGGACAGTCTCTCGATTATATGGTTGACTCTATCGTAACAGGTCTTGGTCGTAAGTCTCCTATGATCCTTGATAACCTCGGACTATCAGCTGCGGAAATTTCTGAAAAGACAAAAGAGACTGGAGACTTTATGAAAGGAGTTGCCTCTATCGTAGAGAAGAATCTTGCATCAGCAGGAGAAACTTACATCTCTGCTGCTGATCGCGCTGCTCAAAAAACTACTGAACTTCAAAACAAACAGTTACAATTAGGAGAAGCCTTACTCCCTCTTAAGGAGAAAGCCGTAGATGCGTTTGGCTCGATGAAGATTAGTATTATGGAGTGCATTGTCTGGCTCATGAATCATCGTAAAGCTTCAGCTGCACTTGGCTTAGCTATTACAGGACTCACCATCAGTATGACAGTTCTTAATACAGCTTTCAGGACTTGGATAGCACAAACAGCAGTTGCAAAGGTAGCTATAGCTGGATGGACGTCTGCCGTAACAACACTTAAAGGTGTTTATTTACTTGTTGCAGCTGCTATTAACGTCATGCGAGGTAATACAGTTCGTGCTACAGCTCAGATGCGCCTTTTCAATCTAAGTTGTAAAGCAAATGTTATCCTTCTTCTTGTTACTGCAATAGTTGCAGCAGGAGTTGCTCTCTACTCATATATGCGTAGCGTGGATAAGGTGAAAGTAGCTATGGTGAATTTCAATTTGGAGCATGCACGCACCGCAGCTGCTATAAAGAAACAGAATAAAGAGATTCAGAAGTCTGTCAATGACTCTACAGCAGAAGAAATCACAAAGATAAAGTTACTGCAAAAAACAATACATGACACCTCTAAGTCATATAATCAGCGAAAAAAAGCCATTCAAGATATGCAGGCTATAGTTCCTGGTTACCATGCTACGATATCAAAAGAAGGCAGGCTTTTTAATGAAAATACGAAAGCTATAGATATCTATATTCAAAATCTCCGTCGTGCTGCTCGTGCTGAAGCTGCTTATGAGAAGATGAAAGATAATGAGAAAAAGATTCTTGATGCTCAAGACACTGTTTCAGACTCAAGCCAAAAAGGTCGTAACGTTAGCAATGCTGCACAACGTAGAGGTTTAAACGTGTCAGCAGGAGAACGTGTACAGAAGAAGACACAAGTGTTCGAAGGTCCTACTCCTGGCTCTGCTATGACTAATGAATATTATGTAGTTGTCGACAAAAATGGAAAGGTACTCCGAGAGATAAGTAAAGATAAAGCTATCCCTATTATGAAAGACCAAGAATGGGGCGATATGTTCGGAGCAAGAAAGAAGGTGGCTCAAGACCAAGTGCAGCAGTACACTGCACAAAACGACCGCCTACAAAAAGTTATTGAGCAGAATGGAGGCATCAATCAAAAGTTTAAATCAGGTGGAAAACCTCAAGGCGGTTCCCCTGTTGGTTCTGTTGGTGCAGAGTTAGATACAATCTCTGCAAAGATTGAAGCATTGAAAGCAAAACGCCTAACTATTAAGGTTGGTGACACGAAAGGGCTAAAAACAATTGATGCTCAAATCGCAGCGTTGGAAAAGCGCAAAGCCAGTTTAGAATATGGTAAGACTTTAGGGAAGGCTAAGAGTAAAACAAAAACACATAAAGGTCCTAATCCCGACGATGTAGCAACAAAAGGTTTCACACATGATCGTGCTCAAGACCTCGATGCGGAAAAGCGAAGTTACGATAAGAGTTTGAATGCTTTGAAAGAATCTCTGGCAAAAAAGAGTATTACGCAAGAGCAATATAATGCCTCTGCCTCTGCTCTCAATATACAGCACCAGACAAACTTGCTTAACATTGAGAAGGCTTACTTGCAACGCTCTGAGAATATGGTGTTCAAGGATGCTACGAAAAAGAAGACCTTGCAGGAAGGGCAAGCTAAGGCTGTCGCTGATCAGCAGCAGGCAGCGAACACCGCTTATATCGAAGCTGAAAAAGAATACTACGAATCTCTTGAGAAGATACAGCAGTTAGCACCTAATAAGGCACAGACGTTAAAAGAAGAATGCGATGCAACATTGCTCTTCTTGGATGGATTTTACAAAGCTTCATTGCAGCGAGCAAAGGATAATGGCGAGCGTGAGAAAGAAGTTACAAAGGCTTACGAAGCTGCTAAGGCTGCTATCATTGTGGATTATGCGAAGAAAGCAGAGGAGCAAAAAGCCCAAGCACGACAGGAGTATGGGCTTGACACGTTCGAAGACCAGTATGCCGCACGTCGCAAGAAGATAGAGAATGACACCCTGCTCAATGAACAAGACCGTCAGCAGGCACTTACTAATCTTGAGCAGCAGGCAGAAGAACACCGCCTTCAGATACGTCAGCAGTACGGTCTTGCTTCACAACAGGAACTCTATAATGCAGAGTTGGATCAGTTGAAGATGCACCTTCAGAATAAAGAGATATCTGAAGAAGAATATGAAGAGGCAGTGAAGAACATGAAGATTGCCAAAATGAAGGAGGCATTCGATTTTTACTCTAACCTCTCCAGTAGAGCTGTTCAGGCACTACAGCAAGCAGAGGAAGCGAACGTTGATGCGAAGTATGATGCGGAGATTGAAGCTGCGAAAAAGGCTGGCAAAGATACTACAGAACTTGAAAAGAAGAAAGCGGATGAGAAACTGAAGATACAAAAGAAGTATGCTGATGTTAATTTCGCAATCAAAGCCTCTCAGATTATAGCTGACACTGCAACCTCAATCATGAAGGCTTATGCAGACCTTGGACCAATCGCAGGTTCTATCGCTGCTGCCTTGATGGGTGTGACTGGTGTTGCTCAACTCTCAGCTGCTAATGCAGAGCGTCAGCGTGTTAAACGTATGACCTTGAGCGGTGCAGGAGGTTCTGGTTCTGCCTCAGGCGCACGTGTTGCCACTGGTCTTGAGTCTGGTGGTAGTATCGATGTCGAACGAAAACAGGATGGCAAGATGTTCCGTGCTGACTATGACCCTGACAGACGTGGATTTATCGACAAACCAACCGTCCTCGTCGGAGAAGGTGGGTATGGTCACAGCAAAGAGTGGGTGGCATCGAATGCAGCTGTTGAGAATCCTACCGTTGCACCATTCATTGATATCATCGACCGTGCACAGCGTGCAGGAACCATTCGCACACTCGACATGAATAAGTTTCTTGTTCAGCAGGCACAAGGTCGTGCCTCTGGTGGGTACGTCACGCCAACAGTTAATGACGTGCGTGGTGTGGTTAAAGATTCCTATAAGGACACACTCATCGAGCGATTGACTGATGTGCTTGATCGTCTTTCTGTAGATGGTATTCCTGCATCAGTCTCTCTTAACGAGATAGAACAGAAGCAGCAGCTACAAGACAAAGCTCGCAGATTTGGAAGTAAATAGACTTAACACCTTACACAGCAATGAAGATAACTAACATAGAGAAGGGCGAAGACTACAACCTCAAGCCCGACACACAGATACAAGTTGAACGCACCAATCCGTTCTTCAATGATTATGGCGAACAGACAACACCACTCGACTTGCCTTCTTCTGAACGTAACCGCAGAATACTCGGTTTTCCTGACTCATTCGGTCGACGTGTGAAGATGACCGCTACAGATGTCGCGATACAAGATGGTGAGTACTTCGCTCAATGTAGGCAGGTGGTGCTGTCTGCTCAATACAAGGGTGGAATATCAACCTCCTTCTACATTAACGATGGCTCCTTTTATTCAAGGATTCAGAAGGTAAAGCTGAAGGATATTTTCAAAGGTGAGTTCATACCAGGAGTGAACACTGTAGAAGAAGGGATTAATTTTTGTCGTAATCTTCGCAATAACTCTAATGAACATTACGGTATCTTCCCAGTGCTTTTCACAGATGATTCTGGACAAAAGGAAGGTCTTAATTATAAGGTGTTAAATGGGTTTGGCAAGGAAAAGGTGTTGAGATACGACAAGATCTACGACTTCCTTCCAGAGGTACCTTCAGTTACATCGTTTCACCCAGATATGAGCGGTGAGGGCTGTGACTTCTATAATGCAGTACAGCGCACAGAGTATGTCAATGACGTACCTATTACGCTCGCACCTGGATATTATATGTCGCCATTCATCCGTGCGAACTATCTTCTGAAGCGTGTATTCGCTTACTTTGGGTATGATCTGCAAGAGAACTTCTTTACTCGCACAGAACCATTCAATAAGATGGTAGTCGTAAACAACGTTATGGACGTGTTGGTGAATGGAAAGATAAAGGTGGCTGACCTTGTGCCTGATGTTACTTGTGCAGATTTTATCTCTGTTTTTCGTAAGAAGTTCTGCTGTGAGTTCACCTCTGATGAAGGTAAGCGCATTGCAGATATCATCTTCTTGCGTGATGCACTGAACGAAACTCCGAACACCGACCTTACTCATTGCGTAACACAAGAACCTACACTCTCTTATAAGTCAGAGAATGACTATAAGCGTATTACTCTCTCAGCAGAGGAGAAGGTTGATTCTGAAATCTCTGACTCTTACGACGACTTAGACAGCTTAGTCAAGGCGAATCCGAACGCTTACTTCGACCCCGTCGATGGAGCTATCTATAAGACGGGATGGTCTGGTGACTTCCAAGTGACGGTGAAGATAGGCGAAGCTTCGCAAGACTACAACACGGGAGAAACGCTCGAGGCGAAAGAAATAAAGGTTCCTGAACTCATACCAGAGTTACGAATGCTTAGCTATAAGGCTACAATCAAGGAGGAGGACTTTACCTATGATATGGGTAAGTTCCTCTACGTAGGTTCATACATGTCGCTCAATTCGAAGATGGTTGTTGCGACAGAACCAAAGGAGAACACCTCGGAGTCCGCCAATAAACAAAAGACGATACTCGCCTTTAGTTATCTTTCCGACGGTCGTCCAGCAGGAACTATCTCAGCTTACGATGTGAATGCACCTTCACATCCTCGCATCTTCGATTACGCTTTGCATTACAATGGTCCACAAGGTATCTTTGAAAAATTCTACCGTGAATACGACCTGCTGCTGCGCAATTCTCTTCACGACATGAAGGTGAAGTTGCTGCTCTCACAGTCGCAAAAGCAGAACCTATCCTCTTATGCTAAGGTCGTTATCCGTGGTGTGCCTTTTTTCTTCAACAAACTCAAGTTCACACTTGGTGGAAAAAATGAACCAGTAGAATCAGAACTCTACACGGTGTCGCTTATGCAACCTACCATTACTGCTCCTACTATCAATGAGCAACTCAAGGCTATGGATGTGAAGTATAAGTGGGTAGGCAAAGAGAAGCGAACATCAGTCAGTTGGGAGGAGTACAAAGCAGCTGATCGAGAGCGAAACAGGACCTTCGTGACGGTCTACCCTCCTCTGCCTTCAGCTGAATATGTTGGTGTGCAATATGGTAAGCAGCGTTCTTACACCGAGCGAATAACAAGGAAAGGTGGCTGGTTCAGACACGGAGAGTATGAATACACCCGAACAGAGGTTTGGCTGGAGTGCGTGCCTATTTAATTGCGGATAAAACCTGTCCTTTATTATTTCCTATATATATGGTAATTTTGTGATAAACAATTCGCACATGGATATTATTCTTAAACCTGATTCGCTCAGCCTGACTGGCTCGATGAATCACTTCATTATATCAAGCACGCAAGAGATTACATTCGTTCTGAAATATGCAGATTCGAATGAGATCATTGTGCAGCACATTTATACACCAAACAAGGCTAAGCGCATAGAGATAGACTTGGAGAACATTATCACTCCGCTGCTGTCATTTCAGATCCAGGAGTCGACTACAATTTATCGTCAACCGAACATTGCTCGTGAGTTCTTAGTTAATCTCATTGAAGATAAGACGGCTGCTCAAGAGTCTTGGCAATTCACGGTACTCCGTGCTGGTATAGATAAATTCTCCGAGTCTGCCTCAAGTTGGTTGAAACGTAACTTTTTGACGTGGCAGCCTACAGTAAAGCCTGTCACCTATTACACGCCAGAGTTCCTTAGCTACTACGCTGTTGAGGACTGTGTTGCGAAATGTCGTGCTTACGTAGAAGAGAATGGTAGTTATGTTCAATCTGACCTCGAACTCGGTACTCTCTCTCACGGTAAGGTATGGACAATGCCTATGCAGTATGGAGTCATCGCAGGTAAGCTCGGTAAGATGCCAAGCTATTACGACGTATGGGTGGAAGACGCTGCTGGAACTCGTCTCACCTACATTCAGCGATACTATGCTTCAGATATTCGAAGTGAGGAAGAACAGTGGGTACTCTTCGAGAACTCACTGGGTGGTATCGACACCTTCCGTGCGTATGGTGATGCAGAGAATACAGCGAAACACACGCACAATGTAGCTGAGATTGAGAACGACTCAGAAGAGTATCGTGTCGATACGGTCAGAGAATATAAGAAAAATACAGGCTTCCTTTCCAAGGAGGAACGTAAATGGCTGCTCGACTTCTTCCCTTCATTGGGCAAATTCCTCTACACAGGCAACTATGTACGTCGCATTGTAGTAACAGAGAGCGACGTGAGTTGGCAGACGAAAGACCTCCCTTCATCTTATACATTTACCTATAAGTACGCAGATGCACGTCCCTACCTGAACATTACCAGGTCAGAGGACGCTGCGCCTGCAATGTTGGATATCAAGATACCAGATGTTGGGTCTTTTACCATCGCCCCACGCTTAGTTGAGCTTGAGCGTCTACCGCTGAGCAGTGGGGCTTTATTTCCTGTTCAGAGTCCTTACTCTGACAAGTGGAACATCACCACAGCTGAAGCTATCCTTGAATGGTTCTCACGTGAGGTCACCGCTGCTTACAAGGGTGATGGTGCGTTTGGACACCGCCACGACAATATGTCGGTACTGAATGCGCTCGATCGCATTGGTGACTACCTTACCTTGGATGCACAGAAGATTGCTGCTGGCTTAGCTGACGAAGCAAAGGCTGCACGCACACTCGACCCTAAGAGTGCTGACTGGGAGAAGATTGTTCGCACCGATCAGGACACTATCGTTAATGCACTGACTACCTTTATGAAGGGTATCGTGTTTGGTAAGTCGGTGCGTGGCGAATCTGGCGTGTCTATCTATCAGGATGAACAAGGATCCTGGCATATAGATGCAGAATACTTGCACGTGCATCGTAAGCTCACAGCAGAAGAGGTTGAGATAATGAAGACCTCTCATATTAAGGGCAAAATTGTGAACTCTGCTGGTAGTTTCGTGATATCTAAGATAGAGAGAATTGTAGGTGCATGGCGATGCTACTTCCGTCAGCAGGATAGTGAGGGTCGTAGGGTGTACAACTCTATGCGAGTAGATGACCTTGCTCTGTGCGAGACATTCAACTTGATAGATACTGGAGGACAGCTGTCTAATCACTACTGGCATCGTCGTGTCATCGCTGTAGGAACGGATTATGTCGATATTGCTGATAATACGAATGTAGATGACTACGCAAGTGGTAGTGATGTTCCACAGGTAGGTGACGAGGTTGTACAGTTGGGTAACCTCACTGTTGAAGACCGTCAGAGTGCTATCATACAATCAGCAGCAGGTGAGGGTGCGCCTTACTTTAAAATTATAAAGGGGATCAATAGCTTTATCCTTCCTCCTCCTATCTTCTTATTCGATAACCAGAACTTCGAGATAAGGGTCGAGAACCCTTCACGCCAAGGCGAATATATCCATTTGCAGGATTATCTGTCGTCAATGCAAAGTCGTATTGACTCGGTGAAAGAGCAAACAGACCACCAATTTTTGATTTGTTTTGGCGACGCTATTCCTACTTTGACGAATGAGCCTGCCAATGAATGGACGGATGACGAAACGAAAGAAATACACTTGCACGACCTCTATTATAATAGAAGTTATGCTGAGACAGGAGGCGGTCGCTCATACTCATTCGAGAAGAATCCTAATGGCACTTTCGCTTGGAAGGAAATAACGGATGCTGATGTATTGAAATCGCTTGAAGCTGCTAAGCACGCACAGGATACGGCAGACGGTAAGCGCAGGGTGTTCGTTCAAGCCGTACCTGTTCCTCCGTACGATGCAGGCGACCAATGGACCAATGCAAAGTTTGGTGATGAGTACCACAACGATTTGCTTGTTTGTATTCGTCCAAAGAAAAAGGGTGAAGAGTTTAGTATTGAAGATTGGCAGTCTGCGCAACGCTATACTACTAAACAGTTCGAGGCAAAGTTTGATGTTGGTTTCAACTCCATCTCAGCCGTTGTGAGAGACTTGCGTACTGGTCTTGAAAAAGTAGGTATGCACTTGAATGGTGAGGATAGTACCTTTGACATTGTAGCAGACCGTTTCAAGGTAATAACGACAACGGGAGAAGTTCCTTTCTTTACCGAAGGGGGAAAGCTGAATGCTTATTTTATTGATGCAAAGGCAATAGTCGCTAAAGGTATCAAGGCTCAGACTATCGATGCTGAAGGAGCTACTTTTCAGAATATTACTGTTACTGGTAATAGTAAGTTCGGGGGTGAGCTTGATGGAGCAAGCGGAACATTTAAGGTCCTTAGATGTCTTAACAGCAATAGAGAACCTACTGGTGGTATCTATTTTGAGGAAAGAGGAAAACAAGCTATTATGGCAATGGAGGGTGATTTGGGTATGCGTAAGTATGTCGAAGGGAATTTTCGTAAACGCCTGCCACGCTTCTATGCTAAGGACGTATGGTGTCAAGGACAGTTTGGTCATTATGCGAAGATTTGCGCTGTCATCAAAGACGATATAATGTACGTACATCATGGAGGTCACATTGAAACAGATGGTGTACAGGTACAGTTGCCTACCGTAACTGTGAAAAGTGGTGGACGTGATATCGTCTGCTATAAAATTCCATTATATGCACCAGGCTATCAAGGAGAAGATGGTGATAACGGAGTTGTTTTGGATGTTGATAATCCTGGTTTGCATCGAGGTCTTACTGATTTTTACAGAGAGATTCCCTATGGTGCTCCTATTGACATGGTAATCTTTAACTGTGAACAACCTCGCAGTTATGTTTTCTTTGAAATGGGATATGGCAAAGAATGGATAGCGTTTAATGGCAATGATAATGTTGGAGTTTATATCTGTGATCATCGAGAGATTAGAAAACTTGATGGCGGTTGGATAAGTCACTATTTATATGTTAATCCGTTATGGCTTACTCCAACTAAGACTAAAGAAACACCTGGAGCTGGTGTTCTTTATACTGGAACTGTTGATTTTGATTGGTAATTAACTAATATATAATTGAATATGAAAAGTTTAGATTGTTTTTACAGGATTTTTGGAAGGCTCGCTGCCATTGGTAGCGATAAGTATCTGCACATGTTTGCTGGTCTTGTTGTTTCGATGATTGCGTGCAAGGCTTTACACGCTGTTAATGCGTACCTAATCTTTGCGTTGGTACCAGCTTTTTTAGTCATGATAGGAAAAGAGAGCGTAGACCACTACTACAGAAAGGAACAGTTTGATTGGCTTGACGTCTGTGCAGGTACGCTTGGTGCGATTGTGGGTGTTTTTCTTTTCCTATTGTAAAGGAGGTGTTCGTATGGATATAGTTGAATTACAGTTTACACCAGAGTTTATTCACTCTGTAGCTACACATCTTATAACATGTGTCGTGATGTGGGCTTTGGTAGTCAGTGCAGCCTTCATCGACTTGTGGGACAGGGTTTATACGCAAAATAAGTTGAAGAAGCCTTTGACTTCGCACCTTATGCGCAAGACGCTTGGTAAGATTGGTGAGTATTGGCGATTTCTCCTTATCGCCTTGATTATCGATGTCGTGATTTTCACGTCTTGTTCTCTGTTAGGTGTTAAGACTTTCCCTATCTGTACATTGCTGTTCTCTGCTGCCTTACTCATCATAGAAACAAAGAGTCTCATTGAACATGCAAGAGAGAGAAAGAGTACCGCTGCTGATATGCAGCGCATCATTCAATCAGTCGTTAGTGCAGCTTCAGATAGAGATGCAAAGAAAGTCATTCAGTATGTCGCTGACTACATTGGTGAAGAGAAAAATGTAAATCAAAAAATAGAAGAATAGTATGGCAAATTTTTCAATTGCGGAGCTGGTACAATCCAGCACTGCTGAACAACTCAAGATAAACAACAACCCTCCTTCTATTGTGAAGGTTCACCTTACAGAAACGATAACTCTTTTAGAGAGTATTCGTGCGGAATGGGAGAAGTATTGCGAGGCTCACAAACTCGAGAACCCTGCTATCCGTGTGACAAGTGGCTATCGTTCACCAGAATTGAATAAGGCTGTAGGCGGTGTGAAGAACTCTGCACATGTCGAGGGCTATGCAGCAGACTTACAACCTGTCAATGGTAAGCAGACTGAGTTTGAACGATTCATGGCTAACGAGTTCTCCAAAATGGGGTACTCCTACGATCAAATCATCGTGGAAAGAAGTAAGACCTCAAGGTGGGTGCATGTTGCCTACAAGAATAGCGACGGACGACAGAGAAGACAATGTTTTAAACTAAAAGTGTAACAAAGTGAGGGAGAAAAACTCCCTCACCTAAATCGAAAGAGTATGAATAGATCTATAAATACATCTTGTAAACTATTAATTTGCGTACTTGTAACGATGTGCGTTGGCTGTCGGACAAAGAAGTCGGTCGCTATTGAAAGCGTCAAGCAAACGTATAATAGTGAGCAGGTGACAACAGAGCGAAACGAAAAGCATATATCGCTTATCGACACAACTAACATCGACGAACTAACAAGTGTCATACGTGAGTTCGTTTTTGATGTCCCTTGCCTGGAGGATAGTTCTGCTGCTAACGCAAATGTCGGGAGCAAAGTGCCAATGGTTGAATATAAAACCGACGGCAGTATCATAATTAATCGTGGTTTGAAATCGATTAAAGAGCGAATTGAAAGCCGCAGAAATGAAAAGCGAGGGCTGTCAGAGGAAAAAGATAGTACGGCTAACAAGCAGACTAATACGAAAGTCAACTTCACGGAAAACAAACGACATAAAGATAAGCACGTTGAGCAGGTACAGATAGCAGAGCCTTTCAGATGGTGGCAAATTATAATGGGCTTACTGGTGTTGTCTATTGTTGTCTTTGGACTAAAATTTAAGCCAAGTATAAAAGGCTTCCTCCTCAAGATTTTCAACAGAATAAATTAAACGTGTTGAATGAAGCACATCAAGGTCTATATAACAGAAAGCCGTACGAAAGATAACCGCTTCGCACAAGCTTCTATCCGTGGCATCGAAGATAATACGGGTGAGAGTTATTCTTCCTCTCACCCTAAACTTCTTCAAGACATCATTTGTCATGCGCTATCCCTTGCGCATGGAGTTGATATAGAAGGCAACAACGGATTTACTTATACATTCCCATTCAAGCTATCATAATTATGGCGATAGAAAAACTCTACTTAGAACATAAACAGACAGGCGGACGACTGACCGCTGATGAGTTTAACAAGTTACCCGAGAAGGTCAACGAACTCGTTGATGCGCAGAACACGGAGGAGGAGCGTGTGAAGAAGGTCGTGTCAAAGAACCGCCCCTCGCTCGGACAGCTCTCCAACGTAAATACTGAGGTTGACGAACTCACATCCGAGACATGTGTACTCGTATGGAATGGTGATCAGTGGGTGGCAATGAAGTTGTCTGAACTCCCTATTGGGCAAGGGGGCGGAGGACAACAGCAATCTATTCTCTATTACTTACGTGCTGTCAATCAGTCTCCTTCTACTACGCTCTCTGCATCTAAGTCAGCAGGTGAGTGTGCTATTAAGTTTATGTTTGTGTCTCGCACTAAGGATGTCGGACAGAGCGATTTTATCGACACAGGAGAATGGGGTACTTACGAGATCTTCGCTAAGGCTGGAGATGGAACGTTTGTCTCTAAGGCTCGTGGTCGCTGTCAGTCAAACACACTCACCACTGTAGATGTCTTCAAGTTCCTCGAATCAGGACAGAATAATATCATGGTGAAGATTACTGGTGAGGTGACGGGGCAAACCTCTCCTGCGTTAGTATATTCAATCACGTTGTCTGCGCTCTTCCTTTCAATATCAGAATTCAACTGGTGGAAAGCTTACCAGGGCGATATTGTACTGCCGTGTTATATTAGTGGAAACATATCTAAGACGCTGCATGTTAAGATTACGGGTGATGGTTACGAACAGACGTATGAGCGTCAGTTCGGTACAGCAACTTACACGTCATCGCCTGTAGCCTATACCGTTCCATTCACGAACAAGACAGGTCTTTTCCATCTATCTGCTTGGCTGTCGAATGAAGACAATACCGTTCAGACTACTCCAGTAGGTTACGACTTTATGGCTGTCGCTAATAACGAAGCTGTGAAGATGGTAGTTGTAAACAACAAGGCAGAGAAGCTGCTTAACTGGTATGAGAACAAGGTGCTGGAGTACGCTGTATATGACGGCAAGGCTGTTACGACACCACTGTCAATCTTGATGAAGAAGGACAACGAGGTGTTGCAAGAAAATGTGTCTGAGAATACGCTGACACAGACCAAGATGCAATATACCTTATCTCTTGAGGTCGAGACAATCGATAACTCTGATTTTACAGCACTCATCGGATTCAGAACTCACCCAACAGACGAGGTGCGTTTGCGTGCTGCAATTCCATTCCCAGTGGATAACTCACAAGGTTACTCTGCTACAGCTGGAGCGGTGTTTTATTTCAATGCGAAGAACAGAAACAACACTGACACCGACCGCAACATTCTTCGCAATCTCATCAACTCTGATCATGTCGGTTCTAATTGGCAGAACGTAGCCTTCTCACGTGACGGCTGGGTGACGGACGATGAAGGTGCACGCACATTGCGACTGCTCGCAGGTTCTCGCCTTACTATCGATTACAAGCCTTTTGAGAAGGAGGCAGCTCAATCTGGTAAGACCATTGAGATAGACTATCAGATTAATAACACTTCTGATTACGATGCAGAGTGTATCTCGATAGCTATGCCTTACCAGAAGGGTTATATCGGATTGAAGGTGAAGCCTTCTTCTATTATGTTCGCAACTCGTAGTGAGCGTAATGCTGATGTGCAGGCTATGAATACTGATGATGGTGTACGCATTCGTCTGGCACTCGTGATTAGTCCTAAGAAGTACACCTACGTCTTGAATGGCAACACGTATTATCTTAACCTCGTCTATCTCTATATTGACGGTATCGAAGCTCGTAAGTTTGCTTACTTGCTTACTGACTCTATGCAGATAGGTTCAGGCGGTGGTATCGTTATAGGCTCGGATAAGGCTGACGTTGATTTGTATTCTATTCGTGTGTATGACAGTGCAATGGACGCTGCTAACGTCCATCAAGATTATATCAATTCCTTGTCGACCGTAGGTGAGAAGAGTGCTGAAAAGTTAGACAATGACATCTACGATACGCTCGGTACCACGGTAGACTTTGACAAGGTGCGTGGTAAGGTAAATGTCTTTACTTTTGATAAGCCATTGCCAGCTTATGAATATGGAAAGTCTTATCGTCCAAAGGGTACGCTCGAGATTTATCCTAAGGATGGCAATACGAACCTTAACCGCTTGACGATTACCAATCTTCAGTTGCAAGGTCAAGGTACATCTTCTATGCTCTATTATCTATGGAATTGGAAAGCGAAAGTAGCTAAGGATACGACCATCGTGTACGAAGATGGACAAACGGCACAGAAGAAGTTTGAACTCTTCAAGAACTTGCCGAAAATCTCTAAGCTGACAGGAAAGAAGAATATAGCGTCTTCAATGCAATACCACAAGATGGGTAGCGTAAATTCATTTACCGACCTATGGAAGGCGGTAGGCTTAACTAACGAGGGTATCGAACAGAACAGCGAAGCAAGAGTATCTATCTATCAAGAGACATTCGTAGGCTTCGAGAAACAGACCGCAGAGGATGGTACTGTGACGTACAAGTTCGTCGGTTTGTTCACCATTGGACCAGATAAAGGCGATGCTGCAACCTTCGGTTATGATAAGGACCTTTTCCCTGACCTCCTATCTATTGAAGGTTCTGATAACTCGCCACGCTTGACTCTCTTTCAAGTACCTTGGGATAAGCGAAGAATACGCTACAACACGGAGGAAGAAGCATATCAGTACCAAGTTTCTGAACTTTCGTGGGAGAACTGCTGGGACTTGGATTATGCTGACCTCCCAGCGGATGATAAGACAACAGCAGACAATGAGACTCGTCAACGTGCAGAGCAGCTCGTAGAGTCGTATATCACAGCTTATAATATCATCTATTCGTGCAATACATTCATTGAGCCTTTCAATGGAACTCTTGACGAGTTGAACGCTGATCCACACTCAACACATATAGAGTATTGGATTGCGAAAGAAGGTGACCCTAATCAATACAACCTATTCTATTACGATAGCTTGTATAAGAAATTCTGTCCTTCAACACTCGATAGCGGTGTGTCGATAGTTAATCTCCGCCAGCAGTTAGTTGGCGATAAGTATGGATTAACTGAGGCGATATTCAACTCGGTTAGTGATGCAGTTCAACTCAATGAGCTATTCAAGGCAGCACGTATTCAGAAGTTCCGTGCTGAGCAGCCACAGGATTGGGACATCATGGACCTACTTTTTCATCAGTTATACGTAGAGTTGAAGGCAGCGACGGATAACTGCGCAAAGAACATATATCCGTATAACTTTAATAAAGAATAAACATGGCAAAGAGTAAATGGAAATTTCGTCAGGATGACCTTGATACTATCCTAACGGTAATCAACCAAGGTTTAATGAAGAAACCCTACTGGGTAGAGTACCACGATACCTATGAAGACGGCACGCCAGTATGGAACGGTGAAAAGTCCGTTCTTTGGAACTTGATGGAGCAGGCATATCCAGAGGAACGTGCGCAGATGATGCGTCGTATGCTTGCGAAGATGGAGGAACTCGGAGGGTTGCAGAAAGGTACGCACCAGCAGAAGCTCTTTGCATACTTCGAGAAGTATTATTTCTCTGTGATTGATAACTTCTCATCAATGCTCTACAATGAGGATGGCAAGTTCTATGAGAAGATGAAACTCGCAATGCTTCAAGGTAAATATACGAACGATACCGACCCGCTGGGTCAGTCGCTCGGTGATGGAAAGTCTCCTGAAGTAGCGTGGGTAAAGAAACGCATCCAGTACTTGATGAGCAAGTACAGCTTCGGTGATTATGATGCAAAGACTGCTGAAGGTGCTATCACTGTGCGTACCTCTGCACAGGCTGATGCAACAACGAACTCAATCGTTTTGCGCCTGACACCAGCAATGAAGTTATATCCAACCATTGCGTACGGTACCACAATCATGCGTGGTGCTCGTACAGATGCAGGTAAGCCTTGCGAGATAGTCGTCGACATTAACGGTACGTCTGACCAGCAGCTATCTGTCAAGTCAGCAGACTACCTGCTCGACATTGGCGACTGGTCATCCTATGTCATCAATGGCGCACTCTCTATTATTGGAAAACGACTCAAGCGACTCAAGCTCGGTGATGAGAATGAACAGAACGTGAAGATACTCATATCTTCTCTTACGCTTGGTAACACTACCTCCTTAGAGGAGATTGATGTTCAGAATATATCTACCCTTGGCGGTGCACTTGATATGCGCAGTAACTTCCGTCTGCGCAAGTTCCTCGCAGGCGGGTCATCGCTAACTGAAGCTCACTTTGCTGATGGTGGTGCACTTGAAGAAGTCGACTATCCTGCTTCCACGTCATACGTGGAATTAAAGAACCTCGACAAGCTCACCAATGAGAAGTGCAATACAGAGGCATGCGCTCCTAACGTTATGAGTTACTTCGTTAGTGGCTGTGATAACCTCCAGCCAGTGAAGAAACTCATTGACATCATGGATGCACAGGTCGGACAAGTTCCTCACTCCCTGCGTTACGTGCGCTGTGTGGGCTTCAATGAAACCTTTACGGACGGACGAGCATTCGACAAACTATCTCAGTTGGTAGACGGTACTTATCAAGGCATCGACGCTGAAGGTCAATATGGCAACGACCCTTACCCTGTCTTAGACGGCACTATCAACCTCACCACAGGCGCATATCGTGACACCTACGATGCGCTAATGACGCACTATCCAAAACTCAAGCTGAACATCGCTAAGTGGTGGATACGCTTCGAGGACCCAGAAGTAAAGCGCATTTGCGTGGAAAATTGGGATAAGGACGGTGATGGAGAGCTAAGTATGGAGGAAGCCGCTGCCGTTAGTTCCATCGGGACTATCTTCGCAGGAAACAGAAAAATAAGAAGTCTACAAGTATTATCTTTTACCAACATTAAAAGACTTGGATATGAGAATTTAAAAGAATGTTATTCTTTAGAATCAATAACTATTCCTAAGAGTGTAGATACTATAGATTGGTACACCTTCGGAGGTTCCAACGGAAGAAACCTTATGTCATTAAAGAATGTTATTGTAGAAAAGGGCAAGTTGTCATACATTCCAGAAGGCTTCGATAACAATATAAAGGATGTTGTTGACTACCCTTCTACCATATCTTCTTTTGGATGGGCTCAACCATCCTTGCGAGCGAAGATTACCATTTTAAGAGCCCCAACCCCTCCTAATGTTGGAGATAGGTCACTCGGAGGTGGTGGGGTTATATATGTACCCGACGATGCAATAGAAGTTTATAAACATTCCGACATCTGGTCTCGTGTTGCAGATAGAATTTACCCCCTCAGTGAGTATCATTCTTGATACTCGCTGAGTGGATGTAATCGAGATAGATAAGGAAAATCTTTCCACGCTTCTTTGTATTTTGATAACGCAGTATCTGGTACATATACCTTTAAATCCGAAGGGATATGACCGTAGGTATTTACATTGAAAAAACCTCTGTCTGTGAATGGTGTTTCACTACAAATTACCACTATTTTAATGTTTTCACTTCCAAGGAAAGTTCGATACCAATGAGATTTAACTGTGGCAGGAATCCACACTTCTCTTAAATTAGCCATACCACGGAAGATATCACTGTTTAAATATTCTATCTTGAAATAACGTAAGGCTTTCAAACTTACAATCTTATTATTGTTGTAAAACTTAGTCCCGATGGGATTAAAACACCATTTGAACACCGTTTTAATCCCATCGGGACTATCTTTTACAATATAAAGACAGATAACCTATCAGATTTAAAGCATTTTAAATCCATCAAGTCCCTTCCGTCTGTACAGTCAGCTCCTCGCTCATACTTCTACAATACAAAAAGAATAGATATACCAGAGAATGTTACATCGCTCGGTCGTTACGTATTAGGCTTTAACTTAGCAACAGTTGTAGTTTTTCATGGAAAGACTCCTCCAAGTCACGACTGGACATTTTCTAACACAACAGGAACTTACGATACATGTACACCTAATGGCTGCAAGTTCTATGTCCCTGATGAGAGTTTTGAAGCATATAAAAAGGCTTTTACGAGTTACCCTTCTCCATTAAGAGATGCATCTATTATTCGCCCTATGAGCGAGTATCACGAATGATACTTACTCATAGGGAGTATCGCTTTTGCGAACTTGCTATAAAAAGGAACTTGCTTGTAAAGTTCAACGCTTCCGTCTGGAACATATAGTATTGTGTCTTTGTTGGTATACCACAAGAAATATGCAGTAGGGTCGGTGTTCTCAGGAGGAGTTTCTGCATAGAATATGACTCGCTTCAATGAACTTGCTCCATTAATTACCATACCAAAGGTGAAGCGTATATCCTTGCTTAATATAACTATTTCTTCTACAGCATGACAATTCATAAGTAATCCACCGCTTACCTCCTTAAGAGAGATTGGATAAACTACACGCTTCAAACGCTTACAGTCTCTGACATGGGTAAAGTTAATCCGTTCCCAATGGTGTAGAAAACTTAGGTCTAAATTCTTGATCGAGTCTTTGCCGATAAATACAGTCCCGATGGAACCCTTACCTAAACGCTCTTCGTATCTCCTTGTTAATAGTTGTGTCTTTTACAGCAGAATACACCTGCGTTGTCTTAATGCTCTGATGCCCTAATATGTGTTGTATAATAGGAAGACTCACGCCTTTGCTCAGTAGCACAGTAGCGCACGTATGTCTTGCGCAGTGAAAGGTAATGTGTCTGTGGATGTTAAATCGCTTGAGTACACGCTTGAGAACCAGGTTGCAACGTGCGTTACAAGGTAGCTGAAAAAGTTTACCTGTAGTTGTCTTGTTCTCTTGTACCATTGCAGCAGCCTTGCCTCCAAACATCTTAGAGATAGGTATTCTCACTTCGTGGTCTGTCTTCTGCATTCGCATCACAACCCACTTGTTTCGATATATGTTCTTAACGTGCTGCTTAGTTACTTGCACGATATCCGAAAATCGAAGACCTGAATAAACGCTAAATAGAAAACCTTTAATCACCTTTCTCTCCTCTTCTGTCAATTCTTCTTTTACCTCCTTCTCCTCTATCCGCCTCAGTTCTCTCTCTGTCAATGATTGCTTCTGCACATTCTCTGTCTTGATGTGATATTTGCGAAAAGGATATACCGACATCAGTTCCTCATCGATAGCAAGATTGACAAATCGACGAAATATCTTCATAAACTTAGCTATGGTATTAATCGCATATCCAGCATTCTTTAGGAAGTTCTTGAAATCGCATATACATTTATAATCAATCTGAGTGAAGGTCATACCTTCCTTAAATCGTCTTAGAACCGCTAATGCTGCCTTATGATTCGCAATCGTCCCAGCTGTATACGTCTCCTTATCAATTTCACCTTCCATCCAGTCGAGGAAAGAACTATCCTCCTTGTATGCAATCAGAGTAGGGTTGTCGACCAATTTGTTGACGTCACCAATATGCTTGATAACGTATTGCCCATCTACTTGTATCTGTATTAGTGCATTATGCCCTTTTAGTTCATTACTAAGCTCACGAAGGATGTTCTGTATATTCATAATTGTAGGAAAGATGGACTGTAGGACGAGAAATATCCATCCTACAGCCCTGCTTTTAATAGGATTAAAGCACTCCCTTGTAATTTAATAGCAGTTGATTAGCCTGCTGAATATCCTTGGGAGTGTATATGTCTGTAATCAATATCGATGAATGTCGTGCCTGGTCTCTCACGGTAAGTATATCGGTGTTCGCACGCAGCATATTCGTGATACCTGTGTCTTTGAGACTGTAGAACTTGTATCTGTCAGTCAGATTCAAGCTCGTACGGATATAACGACTCCAGTAATCTCTGAACGCCTTTTCTGTTCGTCGTTCCTTTCCTGGTCTGAAATCATTACTAAAGAGAAAATACTGTCCTGGACTATCGAAGATGCGCAGGTCTATCATTAATTTAATGACATGATCAGGAAGCGTTAAGAGAGCATCGTTATGATTCTTTGCTATTGAACCGTGAAGATACAATGTTTTCTTTGCTATATTAAAGTCTCCTACCTTAATATAACTCATCTCTTTTGGGCGCACAAATAAATAATGTAGGATATAGCAGGCAAGCAGGTAATGCTTGTTATGGTTCATCAGCCACCCCTTTATTCGCTCCAGGACGTCATCAGGAATAACATCGCGGTTCTTAAGCTGACCTCGACGCTGCACGATAGAAAAGTGTTCTGTAGGGTCTGAAGATATATAGCCTCGCTCCAATAGATACTTACAGAACGTCTTAATCCAAGAGAGGTAATTGTTTCTCGTTCGAAGTGTGTTGTTTCTATCAACAAAAACATACTCTAAGAATTGCCCTACCATCTTACTATCGAATTGATAAGTGTAATACAGATTGACGTTCTGCTTCTCCTTCCACTCTTTCAGTATCTTAATCCTACTGCAATACGAAACAACAGACTCCTCACGCATGTTGTGTTCCTTAAGGAGTTTGAATAGATAAGCCTCGTACTTTGTGCACGCATCATCGAATGATGTGTACTCAAGAGGTTGTACGAGTTCCACCCACGGGTTCCACCCTTGTATAAGTTTTTCAGTCAACCTTTTTATAAGGGCTTCTCCATATTCTCTCTGATTACGCTTGCCCTTGACGTGGTCGAGCATAAACTTCTTGATACGAAACTTTCCTCTCTCTGGGTCAAATGCAGAGAGAGATACATAACATTCAGAGGCTTGATGAAACTTAGGTGTTTTCCATCCTACAATCTCATTAATAGCCGTTTGTCTGTTTTTTGAAGAAAAATTTTTTTTAGGCATTTTCTAACTTTTGCGTGAAATGCCCTATTGAATACTATTTGTTCTATTAAATTAAAGTTCACCGACTTTTCGCCGACCACTTTACCGACGACCAAAGATAATTACTTGAAGTTCAGTATCTTCGATTTATTTCAGTCGGGATGACCAGATTTCAGATGTAAATTTTATCTTTCTAACTTACTGATATTCAATAGGGCATTTTTTAGTTCTTAGTTAATTTTCACCGAGTTTTCACCGACAACATAAATATTACATTGCCTTTACTATCAAACATTTGAGTGATATTTTTATTAAAATGTTTGAAGAAAAATACCGTAAAATCACTCTTAAACACCTCTTCGAGGCATCTTAATTATACGGCACTTGCCACTTTTTTAGCAGAATCTTCAGATACGTTTTCGACGAGTTTCGCAGTCAATCTGTCTATTGTTCTCTGCTGATTTTCTATGGTTTTTTGTTGCATAGAAATAACAGAGTAAAGTTTATCTACATCACTCTCTTCTCCTCTTTTCTGACCCATAATCAACCAGTTAGCATCAATATTATCAAAACTCGTTAAAATCTTAACTATGGTTTCATAGTTGGGTGCATTGCGACCCGTGATAATATTATTAGCTGAACTCCAAGGTATATTGAGTTTCTTTGCAAATGTATTAACAGTGTGACCTTCTTTGTTCATCAAGTGAACAATGCGATTAGTAATAGTTTCTTCTTCCATTTTCATTATTTTTCAACAAATGAGAGAAATAATCTCTCATTTATTTGGTTATTTCAAATAAATGTTAGACCTTTGCGTCACGCAAGTATTTCTTGCGCCACGAAAATAATAAAAATATATCGAGGGCGCAATAAAATGAACATAAAAAAATAAAAATGAGATTCAAAGAGTACATCGATTCTCTTCCAAATCAGCGCACTGAAGAGATATCTAAAATTATGAAGTTATGCCGTGTTAGCGAAAGCACGGTCTACAGGTGGCTAAGGGGTGATTTTATCCCTGATTCTCTAAAGAGAAAGGTAATATCAGATTACCTTAATATACCAGAGAAAGAATTGTGGCCTGATGCATAAGGAGTGTCTACACTGCGATTCTCACCGCATGTGCATAAATGGTGTCTACTGCACCTTACTTGAAAAGTATGTGCAGTATTCTACGGAAAAAGAATGTAAAATAAATAAAACAATCTTATGAAAACAAAGGAATTTGAAAAAGCAATTGACGCATTAAACTTAGGTATTATTATCGACGAGATGAAATTATGCCATTCGAATGTTCGTCAAGTAATAGGGCATCAAGGGAGTGAAAAAATAGTCTGGGATGAAAAAGGTCGTGCGTTCACTACCAGTCTGAAAAAAGATAAGAGAGATATATATATAACACCCAATGAGGATGGCGTATGGGAGCGTGTGAAAGGCTATCCTCTTAACAGAAACAAATTGTATGACCTTAAATTTGAATAACTATGACCAGTATTAGAAAAGTTAGAAAAAAGGCTATCCGTAAAATGGGATTTAGGATGTCTTTTCGGTTTCATTATAAGGATCCTAATCAAAAGTTAAAATTAACGCCAACGGTACGAAAGAAAATCAGGCAAGGAGTAACAGAATATCTAAGAAAGAAATGTTTATAGATAAAGATAACTGGGGCAACTTCTCTATCCAAGACTTGTCAGAGCGAGAACTTCGACTAATACACGAAGCACTTCGAGTATATGTTCAGAGTCAACTTGGGCGTCTTCATCCAATTGACAATATAATGATTATGCGGTTTGATAGTGAGTATATAGCTATATGTTTGCAAGGAAAAAACTTTCCAAAAAAGGTTTGATTAAAAATATATAAATATGGTATACGGATATTTAAGAGTTTCTTCTGATGAACAAGATGTAAATTCCCAGAAACAAGGGGTTGAATCTTTTTGTATGAAAAACGGATGGGTTATAGATAAATTTATTACTGATGAGGGTGTTAGTGGTGGCAAAGATCCTGATAAGAGAAATTTAGGACCACTTCTTAAGCTGGTTCAAAAAGGCGATAAAATTGTTTGTTCTGAGATTTCTCGACTTGGACGTGATTTATATATGGTAATGGATATTCTTCATTTTTGTATGGAGAAAGAATGTGTTATATATACAGTAAAAGATAAATTTGTTCTTGGCGATGATATAAGTAGTAAGGTCCTCGCCTTTGCTTTTGGTTTGTCTGCTGAGATAGAAAGACAGATGATTAGACAGAGGACTAAAGAGGGCTTGCGTCTTAGAATGAAGATGGGCGTATTGCTTGGTCGTCCTATCGGGCGATGTAATTCTGAGGAAGCGCAGAAGTTTGGAGCGTGGAAAGGCAAGTTAAAGCAGATGGTTGAATGGCAGATGAGTCCACGTCAGATAGCTGCTGTTATTGGATGTGATAGGAATACCGTTTCACGACTTATCCAACGGTGGGGATATTCTGAGATGTGGAAATATAAGTCAGATTGGGCGAAATCAGAAAATAAAGAACGAGGACGCAAAAGAGTTCCTACTTATAAGGATGGAGATTATGCTATTGTCGAATTAGATAGAGATAAGGTTGTTTCGCTTATTAAGGCAGACTTAACGATTCCGCAAATAACGGATGCGATGCCTAACTTTACGTACGAGCAAATTTATGATACTATTTTGTGTGATAGCGAGTACAACGCATTGTATAGGAAACACGGACAATTAAAGGTGAAAAAATGGAAACGTTAAGAGACTTATGGAATAAAACGTGCATGTCGGCTAATATCCCAGCAATAAGTATGGATACATGTGCGAGAATTCTTGCAGTTGTATACGTACATGGTAATAACGAATCTTTTGTTTATAACAAGTCTTTCCTTTCGGATTTACAATATGTAAAAGAAAGATTTAGACTGCAAGGGGGAGAAATTCCCGATGCTGATTTTTGCGAGTTAGTAAAAAAATATGTGGCTAAACTTGAGAGTTACATAGAAGATCATAAAAGTGATAATTGTGATAATTCTGCGATATTCAAATCACACATACCCAATTGGGCTGTTGAGCTTTTTTATGATAGGTATAAGATTAAATTAATAAATTAATCTTTCGAAGAAATATTCTAACTAAAAGTCGTAAAATTATGAAAGCTGCTAATAAACGGTGGACAGAAGAAGATGCTACCTTTGTCAAGAACAATCTTGGTAAACTGTCATTTGAACAGATGGGAAGAGCATTGAACAGAAGTGCTATGTCTGTTCGCCTCTTTGCATTACGCAATCGCCTTACTGTCGGATTACAAGTCAAGCGCAATATTCTTATGGAGATGTTGAAGATAAAGTTCCGACACCCCGAAGACTTTACTCCAACAAGAACCTTTTACACAGAAACGGGAATTAATCAACGTCGTTTTTGGGACTTGTACTATGGACGAAAAAACATCAGCAGCAAAGAGTATGCTGCGGTAGCTGAATACTTAGGCGTAACCTTACAAGAGGCACTTGAATCACGCCAGTTGGATTTGTTCGAGAAAAATGAAGAATAAGGAATATGATAGATAAAACTTTCATTGAAAAGGTAAAGTCTGCTCTAAACATTGTAAATGTAATAGAAACCTTTACTCGCCTGCACAAGACAGGTGCGAATTATAAGGGTGTATGCCCTTTCCATGATGACCATTCACCATCTATGGTCGTCAGCCCATCAAGACAGACTTACCACTGCTTCGTGTGCGGAGCAAGTGGAGATGTAATATCCTTTGTACAGCATCACCTAAACCTAAGCTTCATAGAGGCTCTGCGCTGGTGTGCTAATCAAGCAGGAATCGAGTTCCCTACCAAGGAACTCACACCAGAGGAAGAAGCTGCCTATAAGAAAAAGGAAGCGCAGCGTATCGCAATAGATGCTGCTGCAAAGTTCTTTCAAAAGAACCTTGGGCAAGCAGAGAGTTTCCTTGCATCACGTGGATATAGTCTTTCTGACAAAGCATTGACCGACTTTGGTGTCGGTTATGCTCCAATGGGTAACCTTGCTCTTGCAGAACTTTCAAGAGCCGGCTATTCGCAAGAATTACTGCAAGAAGTAGATGTACTTGGAAATAGTGAAGGTCGCTTATACGACAGGTTCCGTGACCGCTTAATGTTTCCTTTCTACGACATGCAAGGTCATATCATAGGATTCTCTGGTCGAATCGTGACTCCAAACGATAAGACTGGTAAATATGTAAACACAGGCGAAACACCTCTATTTACGAAAGGCAAACACATCTTCGGATTATACCAGGCTCGCAAGAGTATTGGTAAGACAGGCTTCGCTTATCTTGTCGAAGGTCAGTTTGACGTAATGTCTCTGCATAAGGTAGGTGTCGAGAATGTTATAGGTGGAAGTGGTACCGCATTCACTGAAGATCAAGTGAAATTACTACTTCGCTTCACAGATGATATCATAATGATTTACGATGCAGACCCTGCTGGTGTCAAGGCTTCGTTAAAGAACTGTGAACTGCTCTTGAAAGCTGGAGCAAAGGTACGCTGCATCCGTCTTGAAAAAGGTATGGACCCAGACGAATTCGCTAAAGCACACGGCAGTCTTACAAGCAAGAAGTTAAAGGAACTCACAGAACCTTTCCCAAAAGCGTTCAAGCGTATGATTCTTCCACGAGGCTGCAAGGATGAGACAGTTGTCACAGACTGCTTAAATTCCATCTGTTCTCTCGTAGCGTGTGTACAAGACTCTGTTCTGCGTTTGGAGTACATCAAATCAATTGCAGAAGATTTCCGAAGCAAAATCGGACTCATCGATAATAAGGTGCGAAGTATTCGTACTCAACTAAAAGAATCTGTTGCTAATACAAATACACAGGCTGGTATCTTCGGAATCGATGCGCTAAAGGAGAATATTGAAAGCGACCGTCCTGCTATTATTACCTCTGTTATGCAGGATTTTCTCGACGGCTATGGCGAAGAACCTATCGTGTATGTGTCTGGTCGCCCGTCAACGAATGATATTCAAGAATTACGACGTGTCTACTGTTATTTTGTTTCCTCAGAGACTGGTTGTGATATTACTGATGATGGCGACGAAAACAATTACTTGCATACTCTCACGGAGATGTTTCGTGCAGGTATTAGGATAGACATGACCTTCAGTGATAGTACAGGCTCGTTCCTTGATTATTACATAGCATTGCACGGTAAGTTCTTCGAAAACTTCAATGGAGACCGAGTCCCTCTTGTCTCACGTTGTATCGAACTAACATCCTACGCTGACGATACTGTTATCACCATAAATAGAAATCATTACTGTTCTTTGCTCAAGCTAACTAAGGGGCAGTTTGACGAGATAAGAAAGCCTTTCGTCCTCAAGCGTAAGTCTGCAATGAAGGTGAGTATGCAAGCAGACAACCTCGACGATGAAGAGTTTGATGTGAACGAACCACCAGAATATGTACAAGAAAATGAAGAGTACAGGAGAATGTGGAAAGAGAGTGGATATTACCCACGCCTCAATAAGAAGAGCGAGCCAGTGTGCTACATGTTCCGCAACAAGAATGGTAACGGCATGACACAAGTTGCGGACTTCTTCATGACACCACTACTCCACATCTTCTCTGATGATTTCGAACAGAACAAGCGTGTGCTGCGTATCAATCGTAGATATTACGAGACACCTATATATATAGAGATACCTTCTAAAGCGATGCTGAAGATGTCCTCTATCGAGGAGGTCTTAATCAACTATGAAGCGGTGAACTTCAATGGTGAAGAATGGCAATGGAAGGCAATTAAAACATATATGAGTCGCCACTTCGTGATGTGTTCCGAGGTGAAGACCTACGGTAATCAGCAGAGCGAAGGTATGAGTCGAAAGACAGATGAACAGTTCTTTGCCTTTGCGAATGGTATCTTTCACAACGTAGACGGTCAGTGGGTGTTCGACCCAGTTAACGAATTGGGTGTGGTTACGCATAATAAGAACAATTACTACCTTCCTGCTTTTTCAACTATCTATGCAGGTAGTGGTAAGCAATCAGATAAGTACGAGCTCATCAGTCAGCTTGTATACAAAGAGGTTCCAGCAGAGAAGAAGGTCAGCTTCGAAAAGTGGGCATCACTAATGGACCAGGTGTATAAGATTAATGACAATGGTAAATGGGCTTTAGTTTTTGCAATTATGTGCGCCTTCAGAAGCAACATCCACTGCATCGATAGACTTTTCACCGCTCCCTTCTTTATGGGTCCAATGTCGTCAGGTAAGACACAGATAGCGATATCAATTCGGTCGCTATTCATTTCTCCAAATATACCTATCTTCAATCTTAATACTGGTACCGACGCTGCAATGTCTACCATCATGGGTACATTCAAGGATGTTCCTGTAGTCTTGGACGAATACAATAACAAGGATATCAGCGATACCAAGTTCCAAGCTCTGAAAGGTATCGTATATGACGGTGACGGTAAGCAAAAGAGAAAAGGAACCTCTGGACGAGAGATTGAAAACGATAAGGTGTTTGCCCCTGTAATCATCTGCGGTCAAGAGACACCACAGCGTGATGATAATGCACTTATGAGTCGTGTGATTGTCTGCGAAGTTCCAAAACCACGTAACCGCACACCAGAGGAAGTGCGCCTCTTCGAAGAACTAAAAACAATTGAAGACCCAAACAAGATAGGTCTTTCAAATGTACTTCTTCAGATCCTGGAGCTCCGCCCTATGTTTATGGACCATTTTAGAAGTCTTAAACAAGAGGCTTATAATGAGCTGAAGCAAGATATCATCAACTCTGGAGAGATGGACCGCTTGATGAAAACAGCTTCACTTTTCTTAGGAACAGTGAAATTGATAGAGCGATATTCTAACCTTCGCCTACCATTTTCCTACGATGAGTTCTTCAAGATAGTTCAAGAGAAGGTACAATTCCAGTTATTACTCATTCGCAGTACGGACAAGCTGGCTATGTTCTTCACTGCTGTCAACAATATGATTGACACGAAGCAAGTCATTGAAGGGCGTGAGTTCCTTATCGAGCAACCTAAGAAAGTCACAGGTAAAGATTCACGTGGAGACGCCAAGACCTTTACCTTTGAAGCAGGTGCGAATATTATGTTCTTACGCTTGAGCGCAGTATTCAGTATCTTCGATAGAAGCGGATATAACAATGAGAACAGCACGCTGTCAACGATAGAACAAAACCTACGTAGTCATTCTTCATACGTCGGCACAGTATCTTCAAGAAGATTCATATGGGAAGAAACGGTCGACGACGCAGACCTTCGTGATGGAAGTATGGTTAAGCTGCGCAAGCAGAAGAGCACATCTACAAGTGCTATCATTATAGATTACGACAAGTTTGTCGAGTCATACAATATAGATTTTAGGCGAGACTATGCTGACGACAGTAATAAAGAAAGCAAACCAGTCGAAACTAAGGTAACTAACACAACTGAAGAACCATCGAAAAAGACTCTTCCGCAAGACTTGCCTTTTGAGCCGTCAGACGGAAGTGATGAACCTTTTTAATGAAAGTATCAAATTCCTTTGGAGCCGTGCCAGTTCGGATGAATAGGCACGGCTCATTTTTTATATCTATATCACATATCATATCAATACCGTATCATATCCTTATCACATTCTTTATTACTGAAGGTGGCGAAAAATCCCCCGTACCCCCAATTTTCAGAAAAAACCTTGAAAACGTGACTTTTGAAAATAAATTTTCAGAAAAACACCGTCCTACATTCCTACAATCCTACAAATTGTTTTTCTTTTCAAACCTATAATACACATATATACCTATAAATCAAATAGTTATATTATTATTATAGGAAATAGGATTTTATTGTTTATTTGTAGGATTGTAGGACATTGTAGGAAATAGGATTTTTCGTGTTTTTTTCTATTTCGGATTCGTCTTCCTACAAAATATGTGTTTTTGTAGGATTGTAGGACGAAAAAAGAGAGTGAAATAATAAAACTTTTGAGTGATAAAATTTTGTTATCTCATTGATAATCTGTAACTTTGCGTTAATTAAGTCTAATTTTGTAGGAATGTAGGACGGTAGGACGGCTAAAAACTAAAAAAGGATATGGAGAAAAAAAAATGGACTGCGAAACGAGTTGTCACAATTCAAATTGAGGAGTACCTTGCAGAATATATAAGTGCAAAATATTGTAAAGATACCGCCACTGGTGGTATTAAGATTCCAAGCACCACAGACCTATACTTCTGCGTATGGGAGAATATGACAAAACAGCGTAGCAATCAACCTGATGTCGTAAATGGCAACCTCCGTATTCACTTACCACAGCGCAAGGCAGGTGTTATCGCCAGCCCTTGGAAAGATCCTGCTTATTACAATTACCTATCTCCAGCAGCAGCTAAGGAAATAGAAGCTCAGATACGAAGGATGTTCAACTTCGAACTCCACCGTATTCTGTTGGAGAATGAAGAGTTCGGTCGACAGAAGAGAAACCTCGATATCATCTATGACTTCATTCGTAGCTATCAATTGAAGTCTATATCTTCAGATGCATTATTGAAGAATTACTACCGCTTCCGAAACCGACTTAGACCCAAGAAGGTTCGTAAGTATCAAAAAACTGCATGTATTTAATATTTTTTAATACATACCGAATTGCCTTTTTTGTCACTCAAATATTTTATAATATGTTAGAATTTTTAAACACCGTACAAGTGAGACTTGTAAATCCAAATAGAAAAGGAAAGAAGAAAGTGTATGAGTTCATAGCAGACACATTTTCATATATACCACAACTTACTGACAATGAAGCAGGTAATTATTGGAACTGCGATAAAACCATAGTAATAGACTTACCCGACGAGGAAACCCGCAGGACCTTCTCTATAGAGAGAAGTGCTATCGTTACAATCAAAACATCTGATAGGAAAACTCATAACATCGGTACGTCGGATATTCCTGCACGAGTTCAGATATCTTCAAATTTGAACTCCGCAAACCTCGTAATCAAGTGTAAAATGCTCACAGCCCCCCTTCTGTAGGTCTTTTGCCTACACCTTATTATATAGTAAATTCGCATCAAAAAGAATATTGATGAAAGAATTACAGTCTCTACTCTCCTCGGGAAAGCCCTTGTTTATTACCATTGACGGATTCCGACAGGCGATGCTGACCGCCTTTCCGCTCAATGGTAAGACACCAGAAAAACCCGAAGTGAAGTCAGCATTCGGTATGACAAAGGATGAAATGATTACTTATCTTGGTAGTCATACTTGGTATCAACTCGAGTCACATCTTGCTCTCTTGGATATTCAGAAGATAACGAATCAAGAAAACACCGCTCCTATTACCCTTACAGATGAGTTCAGTGATGAGCAACTGCCTGATAACAGTATTGCTTATCACCGTGTGTTCGGTACCGTGATGTCTGATTCGTATTACTACTTCTCAAGTAAGCAGTTGCAATCAGACCTGCTTGCAGCTGAAGCTAATCCGCAAATATCTTGTCACTTCCTCCACATCAATTCACCAGGTGGTGAAGCGTGGTACCTCGACCGCTTGAGCGAAACACTACGCAGCTGCGAGAAACCTATCCTCACCTTCTATGAACAGATGTGTTGTTCAGCTGGATATTACATCGGATGCCACGGTCAGCGTATCTACGCTATGACACAGAATGACTATGTGGGTTGCATCGGAACTATGTGTAGCTTCTACGATTTCGAAGAATACTTTGCGAAGCTCGGTATTAAGAAGGTAGAAGCAAAAGCTACTAAGTCTGACTTGAAGAATAAAGTCTTCGATGATCTTCGCCAAGGTAAGGATGAGCAATTTGTGAAAGACATCCTCGACCCAATGAATGTACAGTTCTTATCAGAGGTGCGTTCACAGCGTAGTAAACTTGCAGACCTTCCTGATGATGCTCCAGTCTTACGTGGTGAGACCTTCTATACTCCTCAGGCTATGGAACTCGGTCTGACAGATGGTAGCAAGACAATGATAGAAGCAATCGTTGAAACCTCTACGATGGGTCGTGAATATACTGAGGCAAAGAAACTTAAAACTGCCGTTTACAATATATAAATGTATCATTTTAATTTTTAGTTATTTATGAGTTTAAAAGAAAAATTAACGAGTGTTATCGAATTTCTTGGCTTTAAGCAGAAGTTTGATGACAGAAGTCTCTCACAGGAAGAGTTCAACTCTATTGTAGAAATGTATCAGAAGAAGTACCAAAGTACGCTTACTGATGATATCGCATCCGAGCAAGCTGCCCAGCAGAGTGCTCAGCAGGCGGATGAGTTTCAGAAAACACTGAACACTATTCAGGCTGTTCTGAATGGTGGAGAACCTTCAGTAGCAGCTGATAATAACGGTACAGAGCCTTCTGCACAGCAGAGTAATGCTACTCTTGAAGGTATCCTCGATGGAATCAAGGGTATGCGTGCAGACATTCAGGCTATAGGCTCTAAGCCTGCACCTGATGTTCCTGCGCAAACAGTGAATACTATTCCTCTGAACGTTAATGGTTTCGCTAACACAGCAGACTACCTCTTTGGAGTTGAGCATTCATTGTTCTCTATGAAGAATCGTTGGAACCAGATTGCAGCTAATCCACGAGCAGCAGCTGCTCTTCCAGAGGTTGACGAACAGGTCGATGGCGTTGCCTTTTACAAAGAGGCTTGCAATTTTGCCAAGTCGCTCAAGAACCGTTATCAGTACCTTCAACAGAACAAGATGCTTGATGCAGCTGCACTTGCAAAGGGTACTTATGCTACCAACTACGAAGGGGTAGACAATGCTGGTCTTGGCGATCAGTTCGTTGTGCTCCGTCAGGATGCCCTCATCGCACGTGTTCTACAGGTTCGCGACCTTACTCAGTTCTTCCCAGTCGCTTACGGCTATCAAGACCGTGGTCTTGTTTTCAATGCTTTCTTCGACGAAGTTTCACAGGCTTACCAGTCTGGTGAGGTCTTCAAGGGTGGCATGAAGATTGAAAACCACATGGGTTATGTAGACGACGCCATGATTAAGATGGAGTGGGGTCCGATGAAGGAGCTCGAGCGAAAGTACATCGGTTATCTCAACAAGGAGGGTTCTGACCCTATCAAGTGGACGATGATTGAGTATCAGTTGCTCAATACTCTCCGTGCTGCACAGGTCGAGCAGAACAAACGCCGTATGCGTGGTATCTACGTGAAGCCTGATAAGGGTGTTGCAGGTAGTTACCTCAATGCTGCTACTGGCATGCTCTACACCTTGCTGCGCTATGTACACCAGTATGACCTCAAACCACACAATGAGAGTACATATCGCACCTACACACAGGCAACCTTCCTCACAGCTACTCAGGAGTTCATCGCTGATGTTCGTGCTTCAATCACAGAGGATATGGACCTCGACAACCACGTAGTTTACTTGAACAAGAACCATCAGGCATGGTGGATTAAGAATGTTCGCTCTACCTACGGCAAGGATACAGACTTCACTGGACCTATGGGTGCATTGAGCGTGGTACCAGACACTACAATGCGCATCATCTGGTTGCCTTATCTCGGTCAGACTCCTTTCATGATGCTTCACGAGCCAGGCAACATTCAGTTCTTGGAGTTTGTTCCTGGTGAGATGCTCTCTGTGAAGATGCAGGAAAACATGGAGCAGGTCCGTGCCTGGAGTGTGTGGAAAGAGGGAACTTCTGCATCGTTCACTGGTCGTCGTTTCGACACCAAGAAAGACATGGACGACAATAACTACGAGTGGCAGCAGATATTTATCAATCTCTTTGCTGCGACTATCACCGATAAGGTGGATGGTAATAATGGCTTCTGGCAAATCACAGACAGTACTACAACACAGACGACCTTCACCGACATAGAGAATGCGAAGGCTGGTGTAGCTTACTGTATTGAGTGTGGTGACAAGACGAAGTTGCCAAAGATTACCAAATCTGGTAAGTTCGACAGCATCACCGATTCCTTCACCGCTACAGCTGTAGGCGACTACATCATGGTGATTCTCGGTAGCGATGGCAAGTTCCGTGAGTTGGAGCGTTGCGTTGGTGGCAAGCGCACTATCAATAAAGAATTGCAACCTAACGTACCAGGTGCTCGATAGAATGAATGACTAAGGAACTGAAAGTTAAGCCTATGGATGAAAAGCCTCGGTAACGGCTTAACTCCTCAGTTCCTTTCTTTAATCAACAATTATCATTAATAGAAATAAAAATGAAAAAGAACAATATTCAGAAACGCTATCGTGCGTATAATCCAATGAAGGGGGTTAACTACGCAAATAAACAGGCACGCAAGATGTTCATGGTTACGTTTGCGATTTTTGGCGTCCTTATGCTCGTAGCAGCTTTGCTTGACCACTCTCTCGGTGCTGCTGCTGGTTCTGGTGTCACCTTTGCCTCTATGGCATTGCTCGGTCACGTAGACGATGTGTCTGATAGAGACACTCACGGTAGTGCTATCTCTTACATCGTTTATCTCATTGCGCTCGACCAAATCGACCGCACCAAGGAGTTCCCACAACCTAACGCTAATCGTGAGGTTGCGCCTATTCCTTTGAAACCAAACGAGATACCACACTACTTCGAGGCACACGATATTCCAACCTTCACTGGTACCACAGAGAAGGGAGACATCACTACTACTGGCGAAAATCAGCTGGTAATGGTAATGGGTGGAGCTCGTGTGAATCTCTATAACTTCATCGAAGAGTACAGCGGTGGTAAGTTTATCGCTCTTTACAAGCACATCAAGAAAAAGGAGTGGTACATCGTTGGTGAACTCGAGCGTCCTATCATCCTCTCTAACACTGAGACGAAAGACGATAAGGACGGTCGTTACACCACTCTGACATTCAAGCGCAGCTCTGTCGACCTTCCACTGATTTACACTGGCAATCCAGCTGTTACCGCTGCTACTGCTCTCGCAGCAGGTGCAACAGATGTAGCTATCACAGCAGGTAGCAATAATTACACCGTTCCTAATGGAACAACGTCAGCTGCTGCCATTGCTTCTGTCAGTGGTCTCAGCAAGAGCGACAAGGGTAGATACATCACACTCATTGGTGCGGGTACTGATAAGCCTGCAACCATCGCAGACGGTTCTACCTTCGTACTCGAGGAGGGTGCTACGTGGACTGCGAAGGCTGGTGCGTCAATCACCTTCCGTGTTCTTGACACCACAACACTTGTCGAGGTTTCAAGAACTGAAGCCTAACCGCTCACCCCTCCCTGACATGGGAGGGGAGTTATTCACCATTTTACTTTTAAAGTATGTATAGTCCCAAGGAGAAATTAACGCATTTCCAAAAGTTGGTAAGCCCAACTGTTGTGGAAGCCGACCTTGCCCTACTGCACGAAAAGGCTCCGCATCTTACCGATTTCACACGCTTCGACCTCTCACCAGAGAAGAATCACGAAGATATACTCTTCCTTCTTCTCGACCATTGTGAGCACGACGAAATCGTACGTAACAGACGTGAGTTTGCTGCCAAAGCAGCTGACGAGGATAATGATAATGACAATGACAACGCCAATAACTCTTCTGAAGATGGCAACGAGAATCCTGAAACACTCAATAGCAATGGAGATGAAAGCCCTGACGCTGACGGTGGCGAAGGCAACGAGAACCCATCGGAAGAAGAGGGTGGCGATGAGTCATCTGAAGAGGGTTCTGAAGATAACGAGTCTACAGAGCAATCATCAGAGGAACCTACTGCGCCTTCAGAGGATAAGGACGATACTTCTTCTAAGAAGGAGAAGGCGAAAGCAGCTCCAAAAAAAAAGAAGAAGAGTACCCGAAAATAGACTGGGAAAATCTTACTGATGCGGACGTGCAGATGGCAACCGTCATCTATAACGACCGCATCAACACTTGGCGCAAGATGAAGCAGCTCGACGAACTGCTGGAGACAAAGCCCACCGCACAAGCCGTAGCAGAAATGGCAGAACTGCGCATCCGCAATCTTCAGGCATTTGCCGAGCTGCAATCATTAAACGATACTGGTAAGTTCCTCTGCAAGCATCCGATACTCTTCGGACGCTCAGAAATAGCCCAGCTCATAAAGTTGCTCCGCACTGATCCAGCAGAGTTCCTCCGCCAGCACAAGAACGTTCTCGACAACATCAAGCGTTATAAGTCATTCGTAAAGCGTAAAGATCGTAAAGAGAAAAGAGAGGCTGATAAGCGGAATCTCGAAAAGTACCAAGAGAAAGAGCGACTTTTTAAAATGGTTCTTGAACAACAAAATAAATAATTTACAATGGAAAATAGTATAAAAGTTTTTAATTTGGGCGGTTTGCCTACTGCCCCGCTGGATTCTTTTATCGAACTTCAGGAAGACTTCAAAAAGCCTGATGCAGACAAATTATCGAAACTTCAGATACTCATCATCACTCGAGGTTTCAAGTATTCATTCAAAGTGTGGAAAGATTCTGAAGGTAAGCTTTGGATTATAGATGCACACCAGAGGCGTAAAGCTCTCCTTGGACTTCGCTCTTATGGTTTCAAAATTCCAGAGATTCCCTACGAGGAAATCCAAGCATCTAATAAGAAGGAAGCTGTCGAAGAAATTGCAGCTTATAACTCAGAGTTCGCTCAGAAGAATCCAGACACTCTCCTATTCACTAAGTATAATATCAGTGGCGATGATCTTGCTAAGTTCAATCTTGGCTATGAGGTGAAACAAAACGATTTCTCTGTCGGTACCGATAAACTCTTTGCATCAGAGAGTGACACAACTGATATTCAAGAAGATGTTGTCGACACTCTTCCACAAGAGGATAACGAAGTGTTTGCTCGTCCTGGTGATATTTTCAGACTTGGAAATAACAGGTTGATGTGCGGAGATTGTCGGTCTAAAAGCGATATCGTAGCACTAATGAATGGACGTGTTGCTGATATGATTCTCACTGATCCTCCTTATAATGTTAATTACGAAGGTGGAGGAGATAGCAAACTTACCATACAGAATGACTCTATGGAGAATGACCTCTTTCTTCGCTTCTTGCAGTCTGTGTTTAATGTTATGTTTTCCATTGTCAAGCCTGGTGGCTCATTCTACGTCTTCCACGCAGACTCTGAAGGTGAGAATTTCCGCAGGGCAATTCGAGAAGCAGGCTTCAAGATAGCACAGTGCTGCATTTGGGTTAAAGATTCTCTTGTAATGGGTCGACAAGACTATCAGTGGCAGCACGAGCCTTGCCTTTATGGTTGGAAACCAGGGGCAGCTCACTTTTGGAACTCCGACAGAAAGCAGACTACCATTTGGAATTTTGATAAACCAAAAGCCAACAGAATCCATCCGACGATGAAACCTATTGCACTGATGGCGTATCCTATTACTAATAGTACGAAGAATGGCGATGTAGTTGTTGATGTCTTCTCAGGTTCTGGTTCAACCATTATGGCGTGCCAGCAGACAGACCGCATTGGGTTTGGAATGGAAATAGATCCAAAATATGTGTCAGCTACTGTACGAAGATTTATGTCTATGTTTCCTCAACAGCCTATTCTGTTAGAGAGAGAGGGCGAAGTCTTATCGGAAGACGACACTAAAAAAATAATTCTATGTCAGAATTAGCTGAAAAAGAAATTCTATCAGATGAATATGTAAATCAAGTCAGAACGTTCGGGGCGTTAAACTATACCCCCGAACGTATTTGTCAGCTACTTGCCTTAAGGAAAGCTAAGCGAGAAGCATTGCTATATCGCATAACGCTTCCTGGTGATGTTTATTTTGAAGCTTACCAGCAAGGTCTCGCACTTGGAGAGTATAACATAGATGCTGAACTTGCTAAGAAGGCTGAGAAAGGTGATAACGATTCTATTACTTTGCTCGAGGAACGTAAGAATGAGCGTGCTGAGAAAGACCTACGTATGAAACTCTTTGGAATATGAAAAGTGAAATTGAGAAGTTAGACACCATCCACCCTGACCTAATATCTGCATTCTTGACGAATGGAGATTGTGAAGGCATACCTCAAGATGTTAAGTTGTTCTTGCAGCAGCTGCAATGGTCTGCTGAGATATTCGAACACGAGCGTAATATTACGAGAGCAGCTAAGAAACTGAAGCTTCGTATTAACGCTGAGCAGCGAATAAAGATAGAAGAGCGCACTTGTATGGCGAGAATCTATCAGGCAATCAACTACTTTCAGGTTGACTGCAATGTTCCTATAAAGGTTTGGGAGAGCAATTTTGCAAACAAATATGAAGACCTTGCTAAACTCTGCGCACTTAATCGCGACTATAAAGGTATGAAGTCGTGTTATGATGCTGCTCTTGAGTGTCGTCGTCGGTCTTCGGAGATAGCAGAAGCAGATAGGGATTTAGGTGTTCTTTTCTTGATTTCTCCTGAGCTCACAGCAGAAGAACTTGGATTTTCGAAGAAGAATCTTAAAGAAATCGCTGCTAAGCACAACGAAGGTTTTTATATTAAGCTTATCGATTCTCTTCCTGTTGAGAACAAGGAGAAGAAACGACTGCTGCGTGATGCTGACATTCAAGATGCAGAAATAGTAGAGGAGATTCAAAATGACTGATGAAATTATAAACAACGAACAACCTACAGTTGACTTCGAGCATTACTATATGAATCGTGTTCAGCTGTTAGCGAATATTATCGACCCGAATATGCTCTATGCAGAGTGGGCTCGTGCGACTGGTAAGACGGAGGGCGTTATCGTTCCTCGTCTTATTCGTGTTACAAATGATATGCCTGGTGAACTTTCGTTCCTTGTTCACAAGACTTACGTCGCCTTGATGACGAACGTCTGGCCTAACATTCAGGCATCGTTCTCTCGTCCTGTCATCGTGAATGGTAAGCAGCGAGCAATGTTGGAGTATGGTATCGACTATGTGGTCGGTGAAGCGAAGCTACCTTCACACTTCCGTCGACCACGCTACCCTATTGCCTACGCTAAGCACTCGGTCATCTTCCGCAATGGTGCACACCTTCAGTTAGTATCTTCAGACCAGCCTGAGAGTGTCGCTGGTCGTAATGCCGTGCATGCATTCGTCGAGGAGATGAAGCACAATAGCGGAGAGAAACTCAAGTCACGTCTTTTCCCTTCTCTCCGTGGTGGTTCAGCGGACATCCGTCGCTCTGCCTACTATGAAGGCGTGACAGGTGTGAGCGATACGGCACGTGTCGACCTTGGTGAGGACGATTGGTTTGAGGAATACGAAAACAAGATGGACCGACAGCTCATTGAGGAAATAGCCAGTGTCTCGCTTGCTATCAATCAGTCGCTCTATAAGCAGTTTATGCTCCAACAAGAGTTGCGCAATACGAAGAACCCTGTCACAATGGAGAAGATAAGACTGGAAAATGAACGCCTTAACGCTTTTGTTGCCCGATGGAAACCACGCTTAGCGGATATGCGAAGAAACGCAATCTACTATATCCGTGCTTCATCGTTCTGCAACAAGGATATTCTCGGTCCTAAGTTCTTCAAGACCCAGCTTGACACGCTGGATATGGATGAGTTCCTGACGGCTATCTGTGCTATTCGACATAAGGAGGTAACTAACAAGTTCTTTACCACCTACGACCACGAGCGACACCAGTTCAAGGATAGCTATATCTATGACCAGATACTGAAACTAAACCTCAAAGACCACTTCACACTCACCGCTCGCTATCTTCGTCACTACGATAAGCGTGAACCGCTCTATATTGGTTACGACCCTGGTAACTTTCAGTCGCTCATCGTCGGACAGAAAAAAGACTATGGTAGTCGCTTTGACATCATCAAGGAATTTTGGGCGTATATACCCGACGACCAGCAGAACCTTGCGCAGCAGGTGTATTCTTTCTTTGGTACTGATGCAGTGAACAAGGTCATACACCTTCACCCCGACCGTGCTGGTAACAAGACACGTGAGGAATTAGAGCAGATAACTACTGACTCATTGACGATGAAGGCAGCCTTAGAGAGTTACGGATTTTCAGTTATCCTTTACAACGACGGTGCACCGACCATTTACCACTGGCAACAGTTCCGCCTTTGCCAGTTGCTCTTTGGTGAGAAACTTCCTTTGCTTCCGAAGGTGCGAATAGATGAGAACGAATGCCCTTACCTTTGCAGTGCAATTTTGATTAGTCCGTTGAAGAAAACCAACGGCAGAATAGAGCTCGACAAAGCTTCAGAGAAGAAGGAAGAACTCAAGCGAAGACCAGGACTAACAACGCAGCTCCCAAGTGCGATGATTTACCTTTTATATGGGCTTTATTCCGACCTTATCAAGAAGGAATTAAGCAGTTATCCTGATGATTTGCCTGAAAACATCACGATATAACACCCAATAATGTCCAATATTTGATATAAAAAATGTCCAAAACAGGGCAATAATAAAGGTTATTTACATAGGTCAAAATATTATTTTATTGTGTTTCAGTGGTTTACGTTTTGAAAATCAAAATCAAAAATAAACAAACGACCGAAATCATCACGCACCGCTGAGTTGAGGAAAAGCGGTGCAACGTTTCAAAAGTTAGGAAATATGACAGGGAGGGGATAAAATCGTCCTTTGTTCCTACAGCGATTTTAAGTAATTTCGCAAGTAATGGAGAAGACGATTGAGATGAACGGCATCGATGCGATGCAATGGGCAAGAGAGATAAGCAGAGTACCACAAGGTGACTTCACTATCTGCTTCTTTCCCTACTCTCGCTCACAGGGTATGGCAGGCGAGCAGATGGTAGTCAAGGAACATTGCAAGTACCGCGCGCAACTACCAGAGGAGTGCTTCAAAGTCGACTCCGAGAACTACTTTCTCTTCGAGGACCAAGAGGGAAACCCCAAGATGTGCTATCGCATACTCATCAGATACATGGGCTTTCCACAAGACGGATATAAACTACATAAGATAAATTGGTTATGACAGATAGTATTGAACTGCACGGCAACGCTGGACTCTACGTCATGGACGGCAATACCTTCTCCTTTCAGATTGGAGAAGGAAGAGAACTGTCGACGAGTCCAGGGCTACTCGTACCACAGGGTAGACAGACTTGCCTACACGAACACCAGTGGATGAGTGTTAACGGATACCAAGTGTGTATGCGTGGTATGAACAACGCTCTGTGTGAAGAGGTAACGATGGAGATAAAGCAGAACCGCCTGCTGCCTCGCCTGTATAGCAAGGAGATTAAGATGCTCTATGGTAATGGACCATGCGCCTATATGCAGACTGTAGAAGGTGGTAAGCTACGACGTGAGTACACCGCACTACCTGCTTGGGACGAATGGTTGAATAGCTGGCAAGAGCGTGGTATGGAAACATCTGCACAGGAGTTCGCTAAGACCTGTATCAAGAACTACTACTGGTTCGGGGATTACTTCGTTAAGTGGAGGTTCTCACGTGGTAAGCGTATTGGTATGTTGCCAGTAGCTGGACTTGAACCATTAGAGAATAAGCACTGCCGTCTTGCTACCACTCGTAAGGATGTAGCCTACGACCAGATTAATTATGGCGACTTCAATAATATAGCTGTAGGACGGTGGACATACGGATTAGGCAATTACAAGATATATCCTAAGTTCGCATTGTCAGAAGTTGACAACTATCTATTCGCTGCCGTGTCACACCACCGTGAGAAATCCGTCGATGAGTTCTACGGTGTGAACGAGACCCACCAGGGCGCACGTCCTTATATCCAAGGTAGCAACAAGACTGCCTCATACATCAATTCCTTCCTGCGTAACTCACTTGCAGCGAAAATACACATCATCATTCCGAATGAATGGGTGTCCAGCAAGCGCAATCAGCTGGTGAAACTATGCGAGGAGAATAAGATTCGCTCGTCTAAGAAGCAGGACTTGGTTAAGTATAATGGCATCAGCATCGGTACTGAATACCGTGAATCGTTGCTTGTAGAGTATATGCGCCTTGAACTGCGCAAGATAGGCGACTATCTGAGCGGTGCCGACAATCAAGGCAAGGCCTACTCTTCTATTTCATTTATGGATAGTTCAGGTCACGAACTGCAGTGGAGAATCGAAACAATCGACCTTAAGTATAAAGAATATATCGATGCACTGATTTCCTACGATAAGCGAGCGGAAGAAGCCTTACTATCAAGCGTTGGTTTAGATGCATCCATCACAGCAGTTAGCAAGGACGGTGTTATCAGTAAGTCAGGTTCTGATGCTTACTATAACTACCTTATCTATATAATGTCACTCACACCAGAGGACGAGATATGTGCAGAACCGTTTAATCTCGCTCTCAGATTGAATTTCCCAGACCTTTATAAGCAAGGCTATCGTATTGGCTTCTATCGTGAGGTTCCGCAGCGACAGGAAGAAATTGCACCGAAAGACAGACTAAATCAACAGCAGTCATGAATATACTCGTAGACATTTTCAAGAACTTCTCCACCTTCAGTCTTTATGCGCCTGGAGTGGAAACTAATATGGACCTGAACGATTTGCGTTCGTCTGGTCTTACGGCTCGCAAGCGTATTGAAATCATCATCAGTCGTGCGGTGTTCGATGAACTTTTAAAAGAGGAAGAAAACTCTCCTCTTATGGAAGCTCTGCGTGCTGCTATGGCGAACATGACCATGGCAACTCAAATCATCTTTGATAGTGTTAATCGAAGGAAGGGCGAAGTCAATGTGTATAAGTATGAGCTGGAGGCGATGAAGCGTTCTTATATGGAAAACTATTGCAACGCTATCGATACGCTTGTACAACTGTTGTCAGAACCTACCGAAGGTAGAATCGCTGAGTTGTGGCGCAAGACTCCTTACTACCCTATCTTGGAACGTTGCGAAATAAAGACTATGGATCAGATGGATGCCATTTACCCTATAGATGCATCTTATCTTTACTTCTTCAGAACAGTGCCTTTGCAGAAGGAAACACTCGATGAAGTTATGTCGATTTACTTCGAGAAACTTACAGATGATAATAGAGAGCGCATTCGTCCTATCTTGTTGCTTGCCTTGGTAAAGAAGACAATAGCAAAGTCGCTCCGTAGGTTTGATATCCTCGAGTTCCCTTCGACGATTCGAAACCTCTTCGATGATAGTCACGCTGCACGCTCTGGCAAGGATGAATCCAGTGCTATCTTCGCACTTGCCGACCGCCTCGATCGTGAAGCGGAAGAACTCCTCTCTAATGCTGATACACTGCTCTCCTCTGAGACTGTTTCTGATTTCTGCTCTAATTCAGCGTACAATCATCCTGATGATAATATCATAATGTTGCCATGAAGAAGGATATTTCACTTATATATAAAGGTAAAATACATTTTATTCCTAACCATTGGGATGCGATGAATGACCGTCAGTTCATCCGCCTTGTAGGCGACTTCCTTCGTATGGCAGCTGGCGAAATATCTGCTGGCGAGGTTCGGATTAACTGGTTATGCGACATCATGGGTTGGAACAAACGTAAATTCCATTCAGAGGAACAGATTGCCAACCTCGTAGCAATCTCAGAACAACTCACGTTTATGTTTCAGATAAACTATCCTGATAACAATAGCGTTCTGGACGGTGTCGATGAGGATACTTACGAGTTATGTCGTCGTGTTGATCCTTACCGCTTGAATATACCACTTGCACGTGTGTTACGCAGGCTCGATTATCAATACGTAATCGATCTCTGTTTCTGTGCGCAGCTCATCCCTTCAGTTCAGATTGACGGACGTTCTTTTCCTGGATATCGAATTGAAACAAGCTTCGGTACACTTACTTGTTCGCTTACTGCCCTTCAGTACGTCGAAGCGCAGGGACTTATCGAACGAGGCGAGGAGTCGTTGCCTTTGCTTGCTGCCATTCTCTATTATCCAGAGAAAGAGTACAATTCTGAGCGTGCGCACGAGTTGGCTAACGATTTCGCTAAACTTCCACTCGAAACGCTTACAGCTATATCGTTTAATTTTCAGGCGTTTAACAATTATCTGTTTAGTAAAACTTCATTCTCTCTGCTGTCTAAGTTCGCTCATAAACCCAAACAGCCTATCACCACCGATGCCTCTGATGCGCTCTACGACCTCTCCAAGGAGGGGCTTGGCAATGCAAAACAGATAGAGCAGATGAACGTACTTACTTATCTGAAGGTGCTGCGCAAGAAGACTATCGATGCGGTCAAGGATATGAAGGGGTTTGGCTGGGATAAATTAAAAATCAGTGAAGAGGTAGGGCTGCCTATCTCTGTAATCGATAAGATATTATGATTAAAGATCAGTTTCTTTATTTTGCACAATACCCGTCAAAAGAGGGGGTTCGTGCTATACTTACCAATGGTGCGAGTGATTTCCCTGGTTATAATGACCTTGCAGAGTCTCTTGATAAACTTCCCAATGTGTCGCGACTCCCAGAGATAGCCAACTATGTCTATGGTCAGTCATTCGATGAATTTAGGCAGCTTATCGATAAGTTAGTGGGTTCGTTCCTGTTCGTTGACTATGGCGAACTGAATATGTCAGCGGATGGACACAACTCTTATCAGATTACCCAGCGCATTGCTATCACCGTTGCGAATAAGATGCCAAACCGTGCTGACGCAGCTGAATATATGCTTTCCTCTGACCAGACGCTCCGCCTGCTCTCTAAGATTCACGCTTGGATGATTGCCGATGCTGAAGAAGGCAATATCGATTGGATATCTCGTGGCGAACTCGACAAGGCGGAGATAATCCCTTTTGTTGCCTCTGAACTATCCTCGGTTGGTTGGACCTTAATGCTCAATTGTGTTGCGCCTGACACGCTTGGAACACACCTCCTCAGTCGGTCCTTTGCGAAACAGCCTTAAATCCTTACCTTTGTATCGTTAATAAGTTGGTAGAATTATAGTTTGATAGTTAATAGTTTTTTCAGATTGAAGATTGTTTAGGATGACGGGCTAACGCAGTGATGCGTTAGCCCTTTTTGTATCGTTTTTTATCATTAGATAATTACTTCTAAATCACTGATTATAAAGGCAATAGTACTTGCGTGTTCCTTATTATAGTGTTACCTTAGCAGTACAATTAGAAACAAAGAACATTCAAAAAACAAAGATTATGAACGAGCAAATTCAGAACATTCTCAACGAGAACGGAACAAAGACTTCTAAGATTCAGAAGCTCCTCACCCTCGGACTTACACGCAGACAGGTTGCTGACCTTGTAGCAAACGGAAACTACGGATTCGTGCAGAACGTTTACAAGCGAATGATGCAGGGAATCACACAGAGCGCAGCACAAGCAGCATCAACAGTTCTTCCACAACTCGACTACACTTTCAACCGCAACTTCGGTATCGAGATTGAAGCTTACAACTGCACACGTGAACGCCTCGCAAGAGAACTTACCGCAGCAGGCATCAGAGTAGAGGTTGAAGGTTACAACCACACTGACCACACCGACCATTGGAAGTTGGTTACTGACAGCAGCCTTTCAGGCAACAACACCTTCGAACTCGTTAGCCCAATCCTCCACGGAGAGCAAGGACTTGAGGAACTTGAGAAGGTCTGCTGGGTCCTCGACCTCTGCAACGCTAAGGTTAACGACTCTTGCGGACTTCACGTTCACATGGACGCTGCTGAATTCGACCTTCAGACTTGGAAGAACCTTATAATAACTTACAAACGCCTTGAGAATGTAATCGACCACTTTATGCCTCAAAGCCGTCGCAACAACCGCTACTGTAGAACTATTGCCACCATTTCGGAGATAGCAATCAACCAAGCTACTAATATTAGCGACCTTAGAGCTGCTTTTGCTAACAACCGCTACCACAAGATAAACCTTGAAGCCTACGCACGCCACCGCACGGTTGAGTTCCGCCAGCACGGAGGTTCAACGAACTTCACAAAGATGTCTGCTTGGATTCATTTTCTCGCAAAAATGATTACCTTTGCAACGCAAGGCAAGGTGAAAAACAACACCACCTTGCAGAATATTCCTTTCCTTACTGAAAGCGAAAAGTTATACTTCAGATTAAGAACAAAAAAATTAGCAGCATGTTAACAACTTACAGGCTGAAGGGTGGCGACAAAATCGTCGCCACCTCTCCAGCCGACTTCCTTCACCAGCTTCGCACAGGCAGCCGATTTGATAGCGAAGGCACAGACGAAGAATATATGGTGCGCTTTGCTCACCGCTTACAGGAACTCGAGGGCTACCTTGTTTCCACCGATAGCCCCGACACCTTCCTTGCCGACCTAATTAGCAACGGTTTCGTGACCGTTGAAAAATAAAACACGATGCTCGTTTCTTTGTAGCCGTAGCAGTTTCAGAACTGTTACGGCTCTTTAAATGTTAAATCTTTAATCTTACTACGATTTTTTATAGTAAATATTTGCATACTACAATTATTTGTAGTACCTTTGTATTGTCAAAAGAAAACAATGAGAATATGAAACAGAAAAAAGAAATGATGGAGGTTACACCTGAAGAAAGGGAACTCCTCGAAAGGATGAGAAACTATAACAAATCTTATCCAAATGGCTATCCACAACTCCTTTGGGATTTACAGGAACTCTTCGACAAAATGGTCCGACAGCCATACGAATAAAACAAAAGACCTCTCCCTTACGGGGGAGAGGCACAATAAAGTAAAACTATAAACACAGAAACAATGGAAACAGTTATGACAACCCCAGTAGTAGTTACTGATATGAAAAGAAAAGTACAAGACATCTTAATGTCAGTTTCATGGCGTGATTTTGCCAACACCTACTTTCAGAAATCTTCCTCTTGGTTTTACCACAAAATGGATGGCATTGACGGCAACGGAGGTACAGGTGGTTTTAACCAGCAGGAGACCGAGCAGATGCGAGGCGCACTTATCGACCTATCCAACCGCATTCGTCGTGCAGCAGAAAATATTTAGGCGAGGTTCTCATTGACCTTAAGACAAAAGTCACTCATCGCCTATGAGTGCATTTTAGCCTCTCGCAATGCGAGGGGCTTTTTCTTTTCATTTTTGTTGCGTTATAGTTCATTTTTTGTATCTTTGCAACAAATATTAACTGAGAACTATTTTATGAAAAAAAAGAATTCATCTTTCAAAACCTGCGTTAAAGGGACCTTGATGATACTATCATTGGGCTTTTTCCTTATCTTTGTAGTAAAAACATGTGATGGTGATACTGATTCTGTAGATTCATCCTCAATTGAACACGTAAAACTTCAAGACCCTATGGAATCAAAGGCGGTGGCTATGGCAAGGCAAATTGTTATAGTCAATCTGCACACATCTTCCGATGTTGATTTCTCTGAGGAAGAAGTCTTTTCTATCGGAGATAATGCATACGATGTTTTAGGGCATTATACTCTTAACGGAGAAGAACATAAGTACGACTTGCGTCTGCATTATAAAGGTGGAGAGTGGACTGCAATCTCTAATTGGGAGTGGAGTCGATTGCAATTGATGCGTGTTGGAGCTACAGACTTAGATGAAGACCTGCACGGAACATGGACTGACGATGTAAGCTTTTAATTTTTTGCGTCACGCAAAAAATACTTGCGTTTTTATTTGGCGGTTACAAAAAGACTTCTTATCTTTGTAACCGCTAAATATCGAGAGAATAATTCTCAAACAAGGGTGAGATGATATCAAGCCCCGAACTTATTAAACTTCGTTGGGCTTATTTTTATGCCCATATTGCAGCCTTACTGCAACGAAGATATGGCGGATGCCTTCCATGTGATTAGCCCTTGTGGAGAATCTCGATGTTTAGCGACAGGAAGAGCATCCGCTTTTTCTGTATCCGTACCCAGCGGTTCTGGGAAATGCTAAACATCGAGTATTATGCAACAAGTAATCGAATTCGAGAGCTCTGCAAAGCAACAGCAGCCTATCGACGTACGTGCTACGATACAGCGCAAAATCAAGTCTATTAATCTTTGGCTCGACGCTAAAAGCGAGTTCTACAGCCGTATCTGCGAGTTCTCAGTTACCCGTCGTTTGGTAATTCGAGTTAACCTTGTATCTTTGTGCGTGATCGTAGCAGCTGTAGCCATCGAGCAGCAGCCTATTACATCTGTAGTTTCAACCCTCTGTGCAGGCTACTTAGTTTATCGTATGAACAAATCAGAAAAGAAACAGAAAGGAGGCAAGGCATGATATTCATTTATGATTATCGCAAGGTTCCTTCTATCTCTAAAGACCTTGAACCGCTTTCCGAATATATAAAGAGATATAACAAGGTTCTTGTAGCTGACCTTGATACGTTTGCAGAATTTATCAATGAGGTGTATAAAAAATTTAACTCAATTCCCAATGTGGATGAAAAATATACGCTCAATCTTTCTGATAGCTCTATCTCTATTTACGACAATAAAATTATACTCTCGGTGATAAGTATAAGTTTCTCCAACATACTTGGCTTATGGGGGTTTCAGACTTTCGAGAGTTCTACCCAATGCGAACAGCAGAGCCTTGAGATTTTTCCTGTCCCCGATAAAGGTGAAGCAATTTTCAGTCTCCCAGATCATATAAAACGTATAATTAAGAAAGGAGGCAAGGTATGATATTCTTTGACTACTATTTCAAGGCATCTTCTACCCCGAAGTACCTTGAGCCTGTTGCCGTGTGTATGGAACGACGTTACCAATCCCTTATGGCTGATGAACCAACACTAAAGAAGTTTGTTGCAGAACTTACATCAGAACTGAATTCCATTCCGAAGGCAAAGAAAAGGTATAAACTCGAAGTCAATAAAGGCTATATCCATATCATTACTACTCACGAATTCACTGAAGCCGTTATACGTCTTCACTATAAAGAGGTTCTTTCTTTGGAAGGTTTCAGCGAGGACCTCTGTAAAAGCCTTGATGAAGTGGCAGAGAAAGGAGGTGAGAAATGATATTCTTTGATTATTGTCTTATAGATTTTTCAATCAAAAAAGAGCTTGTACCGCTTGCTGAATGTATGAAGAAATACCAAGGAGTTCTTGTAGCGGACAAAAAAGCACTCAACAAGGTTGTTGAAGAATTGGAGGAAAAATTTTGTGCTATCCCAAAGGCTGAAGAAAGATTCCTTTTCAAGGTTAGCGAAGGTCCTCTCGGAGTTATCTCTGTTCACAGAAACAACTCTACGAAGAAGAGTATATTGCGCATCTATTTCACACCAGTACATGGTATGTTTGGCTTCGACTCTTCTCAAGAGTCTATTCAGCCTGTACCAGACGATGGCGACGAATATTATTCTTTGCCTGATCATATTAAAAATAGTGTTCAGAAAGGAGGTGCAAAATGAAAATAATAACCGACCCTGCTGTTTATGACTACCATGCTGAAAAAGGCTTGTTCATACCGTTAGATGACTTCTGTTCAACACCAGGCCTAATCAAGTCATTAAGAGATAATGTTAAGCGTCAGCTCACTAAGGCGACATCTTATCTCGAATATTATAGAGGTATTCATGAGGCAGGCGAAGCGTCTGCTCGTCAACAAACAGCTATGGATAAATGGAGCGAGCGTGTGGATAATCTTAAGAGCTCTTATAAAACTCTGTCAGAAGTAAAAAAAATAATTGATTTAAAATGAAATACAAAATGAAAGCGTCAATCGTTAATCTCGACGAACAAACAACTGAGACCCTACGAGCTATGCTCGACCCTGGTTATATCTCTGAGCGCACTGAACGCTTAGAAGCCATCGAGGGTTTTCTTATTGACCAATGGAGAGACGCAGGCAACATAAAGCCTGAAACCGCACTCACATTCCTCGACACCCTACACTCACTGCGTAGGGATCTCAACTCATTTCTCACCTCGGTTGACCCACATAGAGATGCCGATAAAGCCTTAAAACAATGACAAAAAAGAAAGAAAACGACGAGCAGCCTATCACTGATGTCAGTATCTACGTAGCATCTCTGTCGTTAACCTACCGTCCAGCTTCTGCACCAGCAGAAGCGACTCACTTCTTCTCTACCCCCGAGGTAATAGAGGCTATTCGTAACTTAGACCCTTCTGCCAAGATAAGTGCAGAGCAAGTAGTCACAGCTCTTCGAGCTGCTGGATATAACTTCTGCAATCGTCCTGGTGCGCAAGGGTT